TTACTCGCACTACTTTCATACGCTTCATTGTGGTTGTCCTGATTAAAGTTTATAACTATGTGTGAGTAAATTTAGATAATTTTGGTGAAGAATGATGAAAATTTTTGTTTACAGTTGGCGACCCTATCGGAACCAGCCACGCGACCGCCGCACCGATAAGGTGCTTATCGCCATAAAGTACCGCAGAGGCAATAATGGTGCCCAAGAAAGATACAATTTGTCCGAATATGTACAGTTCGCTGTGAACGTCGTCGGCAATACGGTCAATTCGTTTAAGAAAATTAACAATCAGTTTTTTCATTTTCAGACCCTTCCTTTACAAGTTGGTTGATGCGTTCTTCGATTTGCTTACGGCTGTCCTCGTCTTTTTCCGTAAGCAAGAACTTTCTGAGCTGGTGTATGTCAGCCGGATAGAACTCGTCGTCGCCGTGTCCGGCGGCACATCCGCCTCCATGACATACGCACAAGCAGCACGGGCCGCTGCAGTCGCTAAACATCTTCATAACAGTCTCCTAATGCTATTTGTACAAGTATCTCAAGGAATTGGACATGCCATTATCGTCACGCCTATGTTCAATGGGCGGTACGCGGAACACCGTCGTCGTGCAGTCTGCGCCTTCCCATCGTGCGCCGAACGCATTCTGGTATTCCACGGTGATATAGTCTTCCTTGAACGTGTACCCCATCGACCGGACGATTTTAGCCTCCCAGTTGGTAAACGAGAAGAAATAGAATTCCATCTGGTCACGACGCTGGATGCCGAACCGGATCAGCAAGAACAGCAGCATGATAGGAAAGACGAAGATAAAATGATAGACTCGGCATGGGTCGAATAAGTGCTCTATCGAGAAGGCGTCGGTAATAATATGGGCCAGCATAATCAAGAAACTGGATCCGACTAAGATTAAGATAAGAAGCAATATCAGACACAGAAACCCCATGACTGAAGGGATTGTCGTTATCTGGTTCAGCATGTGGGCAAAATAGTTTGTATGCATACTATACCAGCTTGATTGTGACGCCTATAGACACCTTGCGAGTGACCAGTTCGGTTCCTGGAAAGTTCTTCATCAAGTACTTCGCCGTGCGGAGTGCTCCGTCACCCTTTTCGAACTTCATTGCCCAAGGAAGCGTCTCGCAATACACGACATGCTTCTTTGTGGCGAACGACCAGTTCTGGACTGGCTTGTTGGTTTTCTTGTTGAAAATTACAAATTTGTAGTCCATGTGTACCTCTGGTCGGAAATATAGCAAAAACTCCGAAATTTGGAAATGTAATTTTGAAATACTATATTTAATGCATGGCAAAACTACGCAAACTCCGTTATTATTTACGCAAGACGTGGGCATTCGCAGTATCACTGCTGGTGGTTCCGCTCGCCGTGGCCAGTTTCGCATTGACTCTGTTCGGCATAATCTTCAGAGACCTTATGCGGTTCGCTTTCAATACGCTGGCACCGAAGCCGGAAGAAGGCGAAAACCTTGGCAACCCAGTCTACCGCTGGCTAGTAAACATCAACGACATTCTCAGATAGAGGACTTATGGCATACCAAGTAAAATGCAAGGACGGCACGTACATCGTGCCAGACGAAATGTACGAGGACAGCGAACTCGTCAAGGATTTCGTCAATTCAGAAACTACCCAGAAGTGGGCATCCGAACACACGGTCGATGAAGTGACCGAAGAAGTCGAAGACTTGTGGATGAAGTAAACGAGGAACAAATGAGAAGACTATTCATAATCAGGAAGGACTTGCACCTCACAGCCGGAAAGATGTCCGCCATGGTGGCGCACTGCGCTGAAGCCTACTGGACTAGGCTCATCGCAAACAGTTCAAGTAAGATCGACGTCGGCTACGAGGTATCATTCGTAGTCAGCACCGACACGATGGAGGACTACATCAAGGGCCTATTCGTGAAGACCGTATGCGAGGCGAAGAACCTCAACCACCTAATGAAAGTCGTGCCGATCGCAGACGAACTCGGCTTGGTGGAAGGCGTTGACTACGGATTCATAGACGACGCATGCCTGACCGAGCTTACTCCGGACTCCACGGACGCAAACGGCAACCCAGTATGTCGCGTGGGCGTATGGTTCAAGCCCCTTGACGACGAAACGAGTCACATGCTCAGCAAGAAGTACCAGCTCTACCGCGACCAGCAGCCGCAGCTCGACCGCGAGGTTACGCCGGGAAGCGTCTGGAGACACTTCAAGGGCACGACAGCTAAGGTCATCACCGTATGCAAGCATTCGGAAACCGGAGAAGAACTGGTCGTGTACGAGTGCAGCGGAAACGACGGCAAGACAAACCACAAGGACGGCCAATACGCACGTCCGATGTCCATGTTCTTGTCCGAAGTGGATCACGAAAAATATCCGGACGTCAAGCAAAAGTACCGACTAGAGAAGATCAGTAATTAACAGAAAAATGCCGCCTATCACTATAATAGCTAATAGTGCAAAATAGACGCTGGCGACTGGAGCATAGATGAACCCCATTGGGTCGCCAGCATGCTCTGCGGCAAGTATCGTAAGCTGTGTAGATAAATCCATTCTTTGCCTCTAAAATAATAGCTTATCCGAAATATAGTTCCGGATAAGCTATTTTCATTATGAGCAAAGTCACACTGTGATTTGTATCATCCTACACGGAAGACCAAGACAAGTTCGGCTGAGAAAACATTACCGACAGGCTGACACCGTCCGTGTTTCTGATAAATTCACATTTAAACGTGATCAAGCACAATACAGCGCACTTAGCAGCAAATTCCACGTAGAACACTCTGGGGATGCTTGTTCCGCAGAGGATCTTGTGGATGATTTCGCCCATTTCATGAAACGCTGCGGCATACATTACCGACATGAACTCAGACGCATTGTCGATCTTAATGCAGTGGTATTCTTCGACCGCCTTGACGACATTTTTCCAGCTGATCTTCTTCAATACAGAGTCGAACGCATTGACGACAGAACAGATTTCCTTGATAGAAAGCGTAATCAGCATGTCAGCAAACTTGTTCGACAATGCATCTGTGTACAGCCGCGAATGACTGCACGGCTTCTCAATCAGTACAAGAGTAGCATTTTCAGTTGACACCGCGCAACCTCTTGTAATCATTGTCGATCTTCTCGAAGATTTCGTGCTCGCCAGTATGCAAGGCGTCGGCGATAGCCGGAGGCATCAGATTGGCGTTGACGCTGCGAGGATATTCACCGAAGATGGCCTTGTACAGCTCGGCGGCATACTGGTGACGCCTGACTTGATGCTTCTTGGACGAATCCTTGATGACATAGTTAAGCTGTTTGCGGATAGCCTTCTTGTCAGTCTGGTCGATGACACGCACACTCTGTTCGATCTGATTACACTCGATCAGACGGACGATGTCTCCGACTTCACTCATGCTCGGCTTTCTGGTCAGCTTGTAGATGAGCGCGATAAGTCCGATAATCAAGATGACCGCGAATACGATGGCGGTGAACGCCAAATCCCACGCGACCCATGTAGCAATCAAGTCTTCCATATTAACCTTCCTTCACGTCTTCCGACAACTTTTCGATGTCCTTGGCCAACATCTTGGTGACGTTGGTGTAAGCCTTCGTCATAGATGCTTCCGGGAATCCGCGCCAGCAAGTACGTGCCGGATATGCTTCCTTGAACTTGCCGTCATCGGAGTATTCGACGACGATGACCCATCCGAAGATGTGGAGGAAAGAGTTCATGATGGTAAGCAAGCCGTATTTGCGGAACGCATCCCAGCTCTTACGTTCAATTTGCTTGTGCTTCTTGGATTTTGCCATTATCGGCCTCCTTATTTATGTTAAGATCATAACCTTTGGTGAGCTCCAGAACGACGCACCACGCCTCGCAAATTTCCGCCATCGAGCAGTAGCCTTCGACCACCACTACGTTCGGTATGATTGTATCGAGCGCGGCGACCACTGGGTCTGGTGCAACCTTGATCTTCTCGTAGATGAATGGCACGGCCCTCTCGCCCATCGCGAGGATACGCAAGTAAGCCGGGTGCTTGAACTGCATAGTGGACATCATTTGAGTGTCCTTCATCCATTCGTCATACGCTGTTTGGAACTCAGTACGATCGTCATCTTTAGTATTCATGAAAATAAATATAGCAACCTATTGATAAATCGTCAACCATTTCTTATATTTATTTCAAACCAAAAGAGGACACATGACACAAAAAACATTAACCGCATCCATCGATGCGGTAATTAACAAGCATAAAGAAATTATTGCCAAGGCAACGAAAGAAAAAGAATCCTTGGATAAACAGCTGAAGAACCTTCGCGAAAAGCAGATCGCTGCCGAAGAGGCCCTTAACAACGCCGTCGAGACCGAGTATCAGGACAAGCTCGACATGGCCACGAAGATCAGCGACGCGGAGTTCAAGGCCATTAAAAAGCCGACGAAGTTCGATCCAGACCGAGTGAAGGTTCTCCGCACCAGTCTTGCCACTCATAGCGACAAGACCTTAGAAGACCGCCTTGAAATACTCAAGGCACTGTACGAACTCCAGTTGTACGTCGTCACGTTCCCCATAGCAAAGCGCGTGGGCGAAATTCTCATGAAATGGACTGGGAAAGACTACCTTGACCAAACAAAGCGGAAGCCAGTCGGAAAGTACCCCACCAACTACATACTTGCCGACAAGAACTATGTATTGCTCTCGACACGTATTTATGTAGACCGTTCGCCCGCTTGTATGGGTTGGGGCTTCCAAAATTTGAAAACAAGCTACCAAATCGATCTTGGCCTTAGTGACGGTGGATATGCCGGCGTAGTGCGAGATATCACCAATTTCTGGGAAATCAAATGTGCCGAAATCAGTCTCGACGTGAGATTCTTGATCAATCCGCCCAAGAAACCAGCCGGAGAATTTGCCTTTTTCAACAAGGACGGCTATGACTACGCTGACCACCTTGCCAAGATTCGCAGTATAGCCACCAAGGATTGCGACTACAGCTTAATTCCGACCCAACCGGAATATTGTTATTACTCAAATGCCGACCAAGGAAAGTCTCATGAGCTCGCAATCGCGTCGGTAATTCTTGGGTACAACCCAGATCGATTCAAGTTCAAGAGCATCCTCAAGGCGAAGCCGGAACTGATCAAGAGCAGCTGGGGCCACATCGAGTACTATATCGAAAGCTGCGAGAAGCGACTGTCTTGCAGCAAGCTTCCTGGAGTAACCAGCTTCAAGTTCGACGTGGACAATGGCCAGTTCATCTGGGATGCCTATCCTACTGGAGAACCCATGTTTGACCCAGATACTTGCGAAATGCGACAGCCATCCGAAGACAAGACGCTCAGTATCTTGGACGCGACTCCGCATAACTTGCCGCAGTACATCGCCAACCGAGTCGAATACTTCGGTAAGTACGGCTACATCAACGCCTTGGTGGACATCAGCACCTACTACCGTGTAGGCGCAGACCGATTCAAAACGATCGACCAAGACCTTATCGATCCAAAGTATCGTGAATATGTGAAGATTTCCAAGTTCAAAGGTGACGTCACGTCGCACTATGTCGATAGCAACAGAGACGATCGTGACAAGCACAAACGATTCGCTTGGACATTGGCAATCGAGAAACCGCTTCCGAAACACTTGTCGGAATACAAGTTCGACGAAGACCGTCCGCTTGAAGAACATCACCTTTACCCAGTTTTCGACCACGGCAAGCTGAGATACATCAGCTTCGACTACCACAAGGAGCACTAAAATGAACACAAAAGTCAAGAAAATCATCGGTTATCTTATCCTTATCCTTCCAGTCCTCGCATTTCTCGGAACAGGAACCTACGCCCAGTTAGAGCGATATTCCGACAAAGTCAGAGTAGTAGAAGGAAAGTGCCTTGAAACATTTTCCGAACAGCACTGGCACCGGTATAGTCCACCAGAGACCGTAACGTACTCGACAGTCCGTATCGGGCATTCTGCCTACGTTGTGCGAGGCGACTGCCAGACGGCGATTCATGGCCAAGAGTTATGGATGGATCAACACAAGGTACTTACCATGATCGGATGCCTTACCCAGATCTTTTACGCAGTTGTAGCAGTGGTGGCTGGATTGGTGGCTGTTTTCTTTACCGCATCATTCGCGATTAACTTGATCAAGAGTAAAGACAAACCAGAATCCGATGAATAGTTGAATTTCTAATACTACGTTCACATAGCAATAAGCCCGGCGGAAAATCCGTCGGGCTTTCTTCTATCTCAAAAATGATTATTTACGCTTTTTAGCGAGCTCAACCCTGACGACCTTCGCATTGAGTTCAGTCTTGCTCAAGATAGAGTGAGCGCGTTGCTCGGCCCAATATGTCTTGCCGTTTTCCGTATAGGCTTCCAGCTCGAACTGGGCGGTCACGATAAAGCGTTCAAAGCGTCCTTCTTCGGCCATAGCTACCTCTGCATAGCAAGGAATTCCCTGCTGATGAAGTTCGTATGGATATGCTTTTCTGGAAACTCCAAGGCAGTATGGCAAACGGCGTTGTGCATGTTGTACGCAAGCCTACGCATCGTCTGCAGTCCTTCCTTGTCGAATTCCAGTTCGTCCGGCGTGTCTCCGTGGACTTCGTTCCAGTACTGGCTACCGACGACGGTCATTCCGTGCATGAGGAAGAACGCATTGATCGCATTCATAGCGGTCAAGTTTCCGGCACGGCGAGAACTCGTCACGGCGGCGGCATACTTGCCCTTGAACAGCGGCGCAGCGGAATAGAAGCACCTCGTCAAGAAGTTCATTAGCTGTCCGGTGATGTTGCTGTAATAGACTGGGGAGCCTACTATCAGCGCATCGTATTCCGGAACCTTCTTGATGAACTCGTTCACGCAGTCGTCTTGTACGCAATACTGGGGATTGGGCCGGACTTTGCAAGCACGGCAGTTGGTACAGCCGTTGACTTGCTTGCCGACCCACGAAATGTATGTCGTGTCGCCGAGCGATTCCAGCGTCTTGCTCACTTCGTCCAAGGCACGGCGAGTACAGCCGTACTGTCTGGGACTTCCATTAAGCAAGAGGACGTTCATTGGCGGAGTCCAGGGCGATCAAGGAATTGCCGCAAGTGATACGGTCATTGTCTTCTTCGAACGACGGAATGAACACGATGACATCCCAGCCAGCGTCAACGAGCGGCTTTTCGAACTTTTCGTAGACGTCGAAGTCGAACTTGGTAGCGAAGTCGTTCTTGATGGCTTCTTCGGTGGCGTGGATCGGCGTGATCTTCACAATGAACTTCTTCTTGTCGAAGTACTTGTCCATCAAGGCCGGATCGAGGTTGCACTTGCCAGTGACGGCAAAGTTCAGCGTGTACTTACGGCCCACCGGATCCGGAAGCTTCTTGGCAAGTTCGGAGATTTCCGCGAGGGACAAGGAGCAGTTGTCAAACATGTCGTTGCGGTCATCTTCGTCAAGCGTGTTGATGGAGAACTGGAGACCTACGCCACCGTTCCAGAGATTCATGCGACCGAGGTTGCACCAAGCCATGAGGAACCCTTCGAGCTTAGTGTTGTTCTTGGGGAGCATGGTGGACACGACCGGATGGTATTCTTCGAACGTACCGTTGGTGTTGAGCATCAGGCCCACGTCACGAGCGACAGTAACCACGTTGAAATTCCACGTCGGCTCGCCCATGCGAGCGAAGTGGACGTTGAGACGCTTGCCGTTGTGGATCTTGGACAAGGCAACGCCGTTGATGATTTCGGACATCAGCTGGTAGTAAGGAACATTACCCTTGAAGCCATACTTCGGACAGTCACAGAACTTGCAGTGTTCCAGGCAGCCCTTCTGGGTGGACACGGTCACGACAAGCTTGTCAGTGATATCGACCGGACGGTGTTCTACCTTTTCGATCTTCTTAGTGTAGCCGAGGAAGTCGGCCTTGATGTTGTTTTCCTTGCCGTAGTCGCCCACGTACAAGTATTCGAGTTCCATGTCGGTGTCGGAAATGATGATTCCGGTATGAGTAGGAGTAATAGTTCTCATTAGTTACCTCTTTTAGTGTTTGGGTAACAATATAGCAAACTACTCGACTTTTGTCACGCTCATTGTTCCATTGTATCGAATACATACTTGAGCGGTATGTATCGGCACGAATCCACATCTTCGTCGAACCGCTTGTGGCATGCCGCGTCATGGAATATCGCGCCATCGGCACGGACAACCATCGACAGACCGTACGAAGTGATGGACGGATCCTCGACGCCTTCCAGCAAGTACGTGAGGTTGGAACCGCCACGGTTAAGAATGGCGTAAGTGCTGTCCGCCGCACGTTCAAGGACGATGGGACGGTAAACCTTGGTGCCGGCAAGCTTCTCGGCGAATTCATGAACACCGTTCGAGTTCGGCGTAAACACGTTGGAACGCCAGCGGGTAGACACAAGGCCGCAGTCATAGCTCCACTTGTTCACGCGGTCGAACTCGTTGACATCAAGGTCGAAGTCGTCCACGACAAACACGCCAGACACCGGAACGCCTTTCGTGTAGAATCCTTCGGCAATCTGGACAACATCCTCGTTCGTCGGTATCTTGTCCGTACCGAATATGGAGCAGCGTTCATCGTAAAACGTGGAATGAAGCGACAAGTTGAGGTAGTTCACTACCGAGAAGAAATAGCCGCTTAAAGGGTGCCTAGTCAATATGTCCTTGAGCTGGTAGCCATTCGACGTAAGCGTAATGCGCTTGGCCAGCCACGGAATGCCCTCTTTATAGAAGGTTTCGAGCAGATTGCTCAACGTCTCCAAGTCAAACGTAGGCTCGCCGCCAGTAATCTCGATGCTGATGGGTCGGCCAGCGGCATGCTTGTGGATAGTCTTGATGGAATTGGCTATTTTCGAATAATGGGTTACCATCAGCTAACCTAAAATCTACCTAAACTTAGTTAAAACTAATTAAATCTATAGCATTTTGTCAACTTTTAGGTTGCAAATCGGCATAAAAATTTGTACATTGTTATAAACTTGATGTATAGAGGTTCAATGAATTAGTGGATTTCTTCATTGAGCTATGACAAGGGACCATTTATGATGGCTCGTTTGATGCTGAAATCCACTATAAGTATCGAACGAGCCATTTCTGTATCTATGAGCAAGCACTGTTGGACATTGAAGGATAGATACGAGTCGCAGTTTTCTGCGTCGTTCTATCCTATACTTTTGTCCGACACCAAGCGTGCTGAAATCATACATAGGGCAGAAGAAATCCGTGCTGTAAGAAATGACATATCGGAAGTATTCTTCTCGGATATGCTCGGCTTCCAGGATATGACAAAGTTTGAAGCGTTCAACTTCTTCAATCCTACATTCGCGAGCCGGCTGTCCAGCCACTACTTGAAGAAGGCTATCGAAGATGTATGGAAGGCATATCAGCTCCGTTTTGACGCCATCCGCAAGAAGATTGAGTTCGTCAAGGTAGAAGAACTTGTTCCATCGTTCTATAAGATAAACACCCACGGACACAAGAAAGGCGACCTTAAATCCGTTGAAGTTCATACAAAGAAGACAGAACTTACCAAAGTGTTGACTTGGCTTGCACGATACGGCAAGGATGAAACCGTCTATTGGCTTGAGTCAGTTATTCCTACCGCAGTAGAATCCAAGCAGAAGTTCTATCGAGCTATACTTGATAAGATACGCAAATTTGGGTTCGACCGCCTTATGAGGTTGGCTCTCTCAAGACGGGCTACCGTATTCTCCGAATACGAAAAGCGGGGCAAGATTACCTTTGAATCGCTTACCTTTAGTGGGCGTAGTCGTATAAAGCGTCCTATTGTGGATGCTAGAAGGAATGAAACCGGCAAGTTCGGCTATTTCATTGAGATTTCCTGGGATTGGTACGACAATGGCTATCGTGGTGAAAGTAAGAACACTCTATGTATGCCGTTCAAGTACAACAAGGCATACCACCGTTCATTGAACCGCTACTGCAACGGAACGGATACATCCTATACGATGGTTGTTAGGGGCAAGGACATCCATGTAGTTCTCGCTAGGGACGGCTATCGTTACAAGAATGCCGATGACATTACCGAAGAGAATACCGTCGGCATAGATGTCAATTCCAAGCACAACATGTTCGCATTGAGCACAGGGGAGTTCATTCCGAACGACGATGCTTTGATAGCCGACCTTGAAACCGAACTGCTCAAGATAGACCAGAAGCAGAAGAACTACAATGCCCGGTTTGCCAAGGACGAGAAACATGATGCGTTCAAGGTTTCCAGGAAGGACAATGTTCGCATAGAAGCAATCACCTTGAAGATGAACGAGTCCAACAAGAGAGCCATCGTTTTGCTCTGTCGGGCATTTGCATCCAAGGGAATCAAGCACATCGCAATGGAGAACCTCGATGGCTTCCAAGGGAGTAGACTTCATGCTGATGATGCTAAAGGATTTAATCTGGGAAGGTTGCATTTAAGGACTGGGCTATCCTCGTTGAAGGACGAGTTCATCCATATTGCGCCTCATTACGGACTGCTAGTTTCGCTTGTGCAGCCCGAATATACATCGAAGATGTGTGGTGAGTGCGGCTGTATCGACGACCGTAATCGCCAGACTCAAGAAGAATTTTGCTGTGTTGAATGCCATCACGCAGAAAACGCGGACATTCATTCAGCCAAAAATATTAAATTCCGCCTTACCTCGACCGTGTTAAGAGGGAACTTGCTCGAAAGAGCGGGGGATAGCGGATATGGGTATTTCCAGCCAAAGAGCTTGCCCAGGTGGCAAGTAAGGAAGTGCCTAGAAAAATGCCGTTGCGATGGTCTGTTCAAACGGGCTATAGGAAATCACGAAAGACTTACAGTAAGTAAGTTTGAGTAGATTTTAGTCAACGGTTGAGTATGTCGCCCTTCCACCCGTTATGGAGTCTGGCTTCCACGCAAAGGTTAATTGCGTGGGCTATTTCATCCCTGGTCATGTTGGTTATAGCCAGCTGAACGTAGGAGTAGGAGAACAATTCGGTTCCCTTATCGTCGCATACCGTTGTTACGCCTTGGTCAGCCTTTGCTTGGAACTCGATTCCGTCGATAGTGAATGTTCGAATCTGCATGGCCCAAATATAGCAAGCACTCAAAAACTTGTCAATCAAACCGCACATTGCTATATTTCACCGCATGGAAAAGCCACATATTTACACATCAGAAGAGATTGCCCACGCGGTAAGCGTCGGCCCAGGCGTTGACGACCACCTTCGCGACAACAAGTTCGTGAAACTGTCGGAATACGAGGAAAAATTACTAGAGAACGTAGAAAACGATACGTTCACATACCAGATGTTCGTCGGAGATTCTGACGCCAAGGCGTGGAAGTCCAACTACCTAAACGCCAGACGCGAAGTCGATTCGCTGATGAAGGTCTGCGAAAAGCTCGCAAGGAATCTAGCCGAGGGCAACCCTTGGATCGACTGCGCGGACATGATGCCTCCTTACGGCGAATTCGTCAATGTACTCCGTCCAAACGGATCGGTCGAAGTCCGCTGCTTCGACACCGAAGAAGAAACAGACGATTATGACGGTCATTCGTACTTGCTGTATGGCTGGTACAAGGAAGAAGAGTACACCGGAGACCCAGAGTTCCGCATCGACGAGTACGATGTAGTGAAATGGATGTACATTTCAAAGCCCAAGCCAGAATCCGAACACGCACTCAAAGCCGTAGGAAATGCCACGAGGGAACCGTTCGAAGGCGTCTCACGCGACGAACTGGTACGCATGCTTACTGAAACAAACGGCCTATACGGCGTTTCATCAACAGAAAACACCAAGCTCAGAAACAGGCTCGGTGATTTGTGTTTTCTTGACACTTGGTACATGCGAGACAAAGCGTCGCCTCGTATGAGGGGAAAGCTGCTCATCGAAACCAAGGACGGAAAGTACATGATAGGTAAGATGAAAGAACACGGCGGAGACTTGAAGTTTGTCGCCGACTACGAGCTTACCCCAACTGGCAAAGACAACGAGTACCTTGAAATTGTCGGGAGACCGTCTTGGATGAAACGCTGGAAAGCATTCCCAGATCTCGACCAAGACCATCCAGACAAGAAATATTACTTTTAGCCCGCGTTATACGACGAACAAATTACCTTGGCGATCTTTCCATCCGGAAGGTCGCCATTATAGTGTCCGATCTCTTGTATGCCCTCGATAGACTGGCCACTGCGCAAGTAGAAGTCTTGCTGGTACTCGATTCTGGAGCTGCTATAGACTGTACCCATTTCGTCGTCAATTAGACGGCGCAAAGTATCGGCGTCGGTCGCTGCCATGACTGCGGAGTCGTACGTGTCGTATTCGACATGGTTCAGCGATATTAAGAACAGTTTCAGCTTGCCCGAAGTAACAAGTTCAACCGTATGCTCTTCCATGATCTTGGCGACCGATTCGTCAAACTCGTCCACGGTATGGCATACGGACATCTGATGAGGGAAGATGCTGTAGCGGTTCAGCCCGCCAGCGATAACGACTTTCTTGGAACGTAGTAGCGTATTGGAAGTAGCATGGATCATGCCCACGCAAATATCCGTATCTGGTAGATAGAATCGTACGCCACAGTCTGGATATGGCTTGAGTGTCCCGTCGGTTGTGCTTAGTGATACCCACGTCTCGAACTGCGGAACAAGTCCGTACTTCTCGATGATGGGCCGTAGTGATTGCTGGTCGATGAAGGTTTCCGCCATCTGGCGGCGAGTCATGTAGGATGTAGATGTATTCATGAGTTGAAATATAGCAAACATTGTCTGCAACGTCTATTTGACCGTTAAAATAACATTTGCTATATTTGCCAAAAAGAGGTTTTTTATGATTCAAGTCAAGCTCAACCTAAAGACTCGCAAGCTGGAACTCATCGACGATTCCGAATCTACACCCGGCGCATCGCGCATCCTCACGGCGTTCCAAGAAACTGTCATGCCGTCGCTGGAACGAATCGCTAAGGCATCCTCGGACAGATGGTTGCTAAGCGACCTTTACGCAGTGCCCAACAAGGCCGACGGCATCACATTCGTAGGCCCGCTTTTCGTCAATGCACAGACTGGCCATATTATCGAGGCGTCAAATCCGGACTATGACGAAGTCATTCTTCAATTCTTGCCCTCGATTGACGACGAAAAGATCGACATTCAGCCGACTATCGACAAGAACGCCGTTGGCAAGAGCATCATCGGCTTGTTGCTCGGTGTTTTGACCGGACTCATCATTGGACTTTGTTTGTAACAATAAGTTTACGAGGTCATCATGGCAAGAAAGAAAAAGACAGACAACCCACTTCAAGTCCAGCAGACTGACGACGGCATGGTAGTGTTCCCCATGGCCAACGGCAAACTGGCGACGACATGGGTGCAGAACGTCGATGCAATCCTCTCGGAAGGAACCGGAAAGCTAAGCGTCAACCGCCTCAAAGAGCTCAAGGAAAAGCTCAGCAATACGTTGACCTTGCTTGACATGCGCATCATCGAACTCTCGATGACTCAGCAAGATAGGGAAGCGCAGAAGTGGCGAGAGGAACTTATCGACTTCTTGCTCAACAAGTGCGTAGGCAAGGTAATCTGCCGATATGCGACGTACAACCAGGAATCGTGCGATTTCATATACGTTACGAAGGTCTTCTACGACGCCGATACCACGTATATCCACTTCGAAGGAATACTGGCCAAGCAGAACTGCAACGGCAAGCTTTCGCTCTGCTGCTGGTCGGAAAAGCTGAACAAGACCAAGCTGTCGGTTAGAAGTAAGAACTACAACCACAAGATGTTCATCTTCACCGAAACAGAAGGCATCGGCCACTATACGTACGAAATCCACTCGAAGAAGTCCGTAGAGTTCCAGTCTACTGTCAAGGACATAAAGAACGCGATCGACTTCTACATCAAGCAATTCTACAACGTGTACAGGAAGCCGAACAAATGATCAGCAGCAAGTTGAAAGAGTCTATCGGCAGCAAGCTGGCTTTTATCAAGAGCGTTCGCGAAACGGCAGCGGAATCCGCCGCAGCCGAACGCCAAAAGAACATTGACGCATGCGAAAAGTTCAAGAAAATCGCGCTCGACATTTATAACGAGTTCTCCGACGCACTTAAAGAAATGCCGGAAAAAGACATTCGTGTATGCTGGTTTTTAACCAGCCCTATTTTGTCCATCCAGTACCATATAAACACATACAACCCGAATTCAGCGTCGGTATTCTTCGATCTATATCCACACAATGAATGCACCTTCGCCAAGGATGTCGTGCTCAGAGCATGGGTTGATGTCGTTCGTAGTACTGGGGCCGCCGTGTATGCGGATAACTCAGCAGAGTACTTCAAACGGTTCGAAGATGTCTTCGATATGGAAACCGTCGGCAACGCCATCAACGACGAGCTTGAGAAACTGGCTGACAAAGTCGCCAAGGAGAACGCATGAGCGAAGCCAAGTTCCCTATTTCAGACAAGGAAATGCTTGAGCTATTGCACAAGTATCCGTTTCTCCGCTACCGCAACGTATGGAACGGAAAGCAGTGTTTCCACGGAAAGTCCAAGAACCTTGAGATAAATCATTACAAGGCATGGGACGGAACCGGTTGGGAAGAACTCTGGAAGAAATATCTCAGCCGTCTCTTCAAAGACTATGATTCTTGGAGCAAGAAAGACCAGAAGAGCTTCTGCTTCACCCAGGTCAAGGAAAAGTACGGAACGATGCGAATCTACACGTCGTTCACTTCGGACGGCGACAACGAGCTTATTGCCGAAATGTTGTCCGAATACACTTGTTTCCAATGCGGAAAGCGTCCTATCGACGAAAACGGCAAGATCTATATCTGGAAGAGCTGCGGCTACATACTTCCGTTCTGTGACGAATGCAAGGCCAAGTACCACGACGAGGATTACGAGAAGGCGGTACTTGACAACGACTACGCCATCACTCAGTATAAAAAGGATGGTGTTTACCGAGTCAACTACATCGAGAAGGACGGCTGGCTCGAAAGAACTGAACCCAAACTCATAAAGGAAAACAACAAATGAAAAAGATCATTCTCGCCGCTACAGGCATCGCTATCGCCACCTCGCTCACTGGATGCAACTCTTGCACCATGGCAGTGAAGAACCTCGAATCCAACTACACGGAACTCCACCGTGACGTTGTCGTGCTCAATCCGTTCAACGGCGATACGCTGTTCACGTATTCCGGCCCGTGCTACTTCAAGACAGACTCCAGCGGCAGCGTGTCGCTGATCTACTCCGAAAACGGTCGTTCAAAGAAGGCTGACTTTGTCGGCGCATTCGTCTTCAAGGCAATCGAGAAATAAATGACCAAGCATCAACTGAAGAAAGCATACGCATGGCTGCTCGTGGTGGCTTTTCTGCCAGTTGCAGTTCTTTACACGGTCACTCGCGCACTGGCGCGAGTGTTCTACCACGTAATCACTCTGGCGTTCACATGGCTGGGGCCACGGCTCGACGACCACGAAAGCTGCTCCAACTGGCTCACAAAGCTATATGACCGCATGCTTGAAAATGAAGAGGGCATGTTATGACTAAGTGGCAAGCCAAACGAGTAGACGAACTTAACGATATCATCTTCGGTGCTTTGTCGATATGTAGCGGCGGTGACGAAATCGACTTCAAGGAAATTGACTCGTACATCACCGAAAAGAAGGTAGAAATATTCGATTTCGACGATGTCACGCTCAAGGACATGAAGAACGGAAGACTGCACATTATCGCAATGTGCCACAACATTGTCAAAATTTCAGTCGAGCACAACTCGAAGTGTGCATACGTTTTGATTGAACCGCTTAACAGTAAAGGAAAGCCGCTGATGAGGTCGATCGGCCTGTGGATGGAACAAGCCCAGATTGAACACTTGGTTTCCGAGTTATCAAAATGTCCGAAGAAAACAAGACCATAATCAAAGTCGATGTCAGCCAATATCTCGACCATGACCAAAAGGCATGGGATCGTCTGGAGAAGTTCTACGACGCCATGAGGCGGCTGCGCAGTCTTGGACATGTATCGAAGCTGATGACGCTCACGATGCTGCGAGAGGAATCGCTGAAGCGTGAACTGGCCATCATGGTCACACAGCGAAAGATGCTTCGCCGAGAGCAGCAAAGCCGGATCGAGTCTATGGCAGAAGAACTTCCGGAAAATTAAAAAGGCTGGGCGGTTGCCCAGCCATTCTTATATATAATCCTCGACGTTTCCTTCAATCGGATGAACTTGAAGATAATATTCTTCGTCGTCACCAAGAACGAAGTAAACAACGGCAGTCATATTCCAGTCGATAACCGTTTCGCCTTTCTCGATAGCCTCGTTAGCGTGTTGTTTCCACTCGAAGTACTTGTCATGGCAACTCGACACGGTATTCGCCAAGACTTCGTTCGGGCGTCCGTACACGCCTTTCTTCAAGTTTTTCCAGTTATCCATCGGCATGATGAATGTCACGCCATTCACGTCCGTAACCGCGTGGTACGGCTTTTTCTTGGACTTTCGCCAGTTGATAATCCAGACAAGTCCCCACGCTATGGCGAAGCTTAAGATTAAGGTAATGAACGGTATCGCCATTGCCGTACTGGTACTCACCTCGATCATTCGGCACCCCACGGAATATCGAACCACTCGGCAACATCTTCCTTTTTACACATGTAGTCATCCCCAGACTCGTCGTCCCAGCATTGCTCATGCTTGTTCCATACAGCAAACTGGTGGCCAAGGACGCTAGGACGGATAGCTACGGGTTCGTCATGCTCAGGAACTTCTTCTGAAGTCTTATGCCATACGCTCATTTCTTTACCTCGTGTGTCTGTACGTCGAAACAGCAGAGTTCGCCAGTGTCGTCCGCGATATAGCAAAGGATCGATCTCCAGTAAGGAACCTTGCTCACGCATTCGAAATTGTCGTTGTCAACGGCAATCTGGCACTGGGAGGCTGGACAGATGTACTGCTTGATGGTCTGTCTGGAGAGTTCGTTGATTACGACTTGCTGGGGCTTCTGCATTTCCTTGACCGTGGTGGTATGCAGCGAGAACGTGTTCGAATGGTAGTGTCCGCAGAAGATCGCCGGAGAATTCTTGCGCGTCATTTCGTTCAAGATACTGAACTTGTCCGCATCAAGAAGCGCATACTTATTCATGAACTTATGCGTAGTCTCGATGACCGGATAGTGAGTGAACACCAATCCATTTTTCTGGATAGCGGTGTCAAGGTCGGTTCCTTCACGGATCTGGCCGTTGTTAGTGCCTTCCTTGTGGACAGTGGGAACAAGCGAAATCGGAACCATGCTGAACACCGTAGACTTGGTATGCTGTTCGCCGAACACTTCATCCAAGACGTTGACATCGTCATGGTTGCCAGGAAGAACCGCGTACTTGTCACCGAACTTCTGTTCGATCATGTTCTTAATTTCTTCGTAATATCCACGATGGTCGTGGTCAGCCAAGTCACCAGTAATCACGGCAAAGTAGTTGCTCGGAATTGCGTCGATCAACGCAGTGAAGTTTTCGTGCGGCGTGTAAAATCCGTTGTACTCGCCGCCAAGGTGAATGTCAGTAATCTGTGCAATATGAGTAATCATTAGAATACCTGTCCTACTAAAACAAAGTTAATTTCAAACCACAGTTCGTTTTTCGCGGTTTCCTTAAGGGCAACATCGATATGCGGAGACGAAAGAATATCCGAGTTATCGCTCGCACGGTAATCCAAAGGATCACGGTAATCAAGGTCAATTTTACCATAATACGAACGCTCTTGCTTCGTGTCATATTCGCGCAGTACGTGAATGTTGCCGTACATTTCGTATCGTTCGCAACGGGTTCCTTCCTTCCCGTCCCATTTCAGTTCGTAAAGGCGGATAATGCACTCGATAACTCGTTCCACGGCGGATCTGAGCGAGCCAGCCTTGGCAATCGACATGTTATCCGCATCGTCCTTTTCGCAAATGGCCAGACGATCACACACGATCGCAATTTCGTCGAACTGAGTGGCCGTCATCGCTTCCTGTACAATAGGATACCACTTGTTCCAATCAATCTTGACCGAGTCAACCTTCTTACGGAACGCCGTCGTTACCGCCTCGCGATTCATCATGCCGTCGCTCATTTGGTAAATTCCTTCTTGAAAGCGTCGTAGTTGTCTGTAGGCTTGCCCTTCGGAGAGAAGATGGCAAACTCGATGACCTTGAACAGATGCTCGTAATAGGGAAGCACGTCCTTGTAAGCCTTGGCCACGACATTAGGGTTGTTCTTGAAAGCACCGCAACCGAAAGCACCGAGGATAAGTACATCGACGTTATGTGCGGCGGCGACATTCATGATCTGCTTGGCCCTAGATACATGAATCGTGTACAACTCATCATCAGTAATGGTAGGAGCCGGTGCATTCTCGTCGTTATAGGCGACTACGTTGCGTTCGCGCAAGTTTGGCGCGGCACAAGTGAGGATATCCAGATAGACCGTATCGATAAGTAGGTCGTAGTCGTCCGTCTTGACGATAGGCACGTTCGGCGTGTAGATGATGTCGTCGTTGTGAAGAGGGCCCACCTTCTTCTGGTGCGGTCGGTAGAAATTGTCCATCGCGGCCTCGGTACACAGACACTTGTACAGTCCAGATACGCGACAGATGCACTCCTCTTGCGCTGACGAGCCGTTCGTGACACCGCCGCCCGGTCTAGTGGCACTGGCGAAGTTAAGGATGCAGACCTTGTCAGTACCGTTGAGGTGCTTGCGGCCAGCTTCTACGGTACGGTTCTTGGAAATGATCACCTTGCACGGATCGGAAAAACGAGCCACGGACGGATATGCCACGTCGCCGAAGTAGTACTCTTGGGCGGCTGCAGCCTTTTCCACGTCCTTGTAGATGGACGGCGTGTTATTGATCCTCTTCATCGTGCTTTCGAACACCGCGATATTGAAATTATTGTAAGACATAGTAAATCCTTTTCTAGCAAATATAGCAATTTGCGGCTAATCCGCCAAGTTATCCGATAACTCATTTCTATGAATTTCTATGAATGATAGCAAAAGTTGCATATTATGTCAAGGAGTTCATAGAGCTGAGTTCTTGCTTCATAGCCCGGCACGATTCATCCGCTAGGAAGAATTGCAACCTCCGGTCTCTGGGGCTGACAAAAGTCACGCCTTCCTTCTGATATACAGAAGGGCAAGCATCGGCGGAACATCCGCCTACGGCTAATCGCGCCGCAACATTTTCGTCGGTCTGGACGAGTCCAGCCAACCACTGTCCGTAGAATTTGAGGTTGACCGCCGCATTAGCGTCACGGTCATGGTGACAGCCACATACCGGGCATGTCCATTCACGGTCAGCGAGAGTTAAATTGTCATTATGATAGCATCCGCAGTGCGAGCAGTAACGACTACTTGCATAGAACTGAGGAGCAAATATGAGCTTGATGCCAAGCCATTGACACTTGTATTTAAGAAATTCCTTGATTCTGCCGAAATTGGCATCTAGGATACTGGATGCAAGATTGTGATTCTTCGCCATATTACCGGGTCGAAGAGTCTCCATCACAATCATCTTTGGCTTCAACTTGTAGGTCAGGTCGGAAGTCATCTGGTGAGCATGGTTCACTCGGATACAGGTGACCTTGTGCCAAGCATTGGCCAACCGCTTCCTAGCCTTCTTGCGGTTCTTTGACTTCTTGTGTTTCCTAGATACCGCCTTCTGCAATCGCTTGATACGATTTATATAGCGTCGGTATGCCTTCGGATTGGAATAGACGATGCCGCTCGAAGTGATTCCAGAATCCTTCACGCCGAGGTCGATACCCTCGATGTCATCGGAAGTTATTTCGGTCTTGGGAGAATACAGTGGTTCTACATCGACATGGTATGCGAACGATACCGACCAGTGACCCGTAGGGTCTACCGATACGGTAGCCATCGCAATCGGCGTCTTCTCCACGCCGTCTGGTATTATGATATAGTCCTTCTCGGCTAGTCTTACTCTACCTAGTGTGGGTAACTGAACGAAATCACGACCGATGAATACACCGCCCGAACACCGGAACGATTCATTTACACTATACTTATGAAATGTTGGATGCTTAGCTAACCCTTTGAAGAACCGTTTCCATGCAGCTCCGAGGTCGATAAGTGCTTCTTGACCACAAAACTTGGACACTTCAGTCATCCATTTGTTCTCTGGCAGCTTCTTATGGATGCACCATTCCTTATGCCAGTCGATGGGTGTACCTAGCTTACACTTGACCTTCTCGCCGTCTGGCGTATTGGCCTTGGCTGCCTTGTACTCGGCGTTCTGTATAGCGAGCTTCCAGTTGTAGGCACGACGAGAGACGGCGCACATACGGCGCATCGTCCGTATCTGAGCCTTAGTCGGCAATAAGCCTATCTTTCGTCCGCACTGTTGCTCCATACAAAAAGAGACGCCTCACAAGGAACTAAATCGCCATTCATTTCCTCGCAAGGCATCTAAAGGGTTCTGTCGGTTCTACCGGAGAATGGCGATAATCCGGTAGTTATTTCATATTTAGTTTATACAAACGACTTCGCTTGTTATTTATACCAGTTATCTAAAATAACGTGCAATAACTTTTGAGCATATTTTTCAGCTTCTTCTTCATCAATTTCCGTTCTTGTATCATATCCCCAATCATTACCAAATTCCATACTAACGACAAACTTCGCTTCATCTCGGTCAAATGATTTTGCCCAATCATTGAATTTAGGATTGTCTGATTCTGTATTGTGTACAGAATTGGTAATATAGTCAATTACCCAAGTAGCTAATTCGTTTTGAATATTTATCATTGGTTTCACCGTTATATCTCCGTTAAGATTATAAAGCAACACATAAAATATACATAATAATTCATAAAATCTCGTAGAAATTCATATAAATCTAGTTGTCAGTTGCTGTCCCAGCGTCGGTTTCCCTTTTCGCTGGCACGGTAGGCGGTCAGTTTGCCTTCCTCCGTCCATCTGCGTAGCGTGTCTGGGCAACAGCCCAGAATCTCACACGCCTTCTTCGTTCTTACTTTCTTGCCCATTCTCAACCTCTATTCCGAGCATATCGGCACTGCGGTCGAGCATCGTCTGGAACTCTTCCAGGGTAGGCAAGGGGTCGATGTCGAACATCATGGGCTGGATAGTTCCGTCCTCAAGTTCGAACTCTTCCTTGGTGATGCGTACTACTTTCATGCGTTTCATCTCGTTATATCTCCTTTAAGTTTATAACGCAGCGCATAAAATATACATAATAATTCATAGAAACTCGTAGAAATTCATAGAAATCTAGTTGTCAGTTGCTGTCCCAACGCGGAGGACGCTTCATCGCCTCTCGGATTATACGTCCAGCCGACATGAGCGCACCAATGCGCGACAGTGCGTGATAGTCGTCAAGTCTACTGACCCTCGTATTTTCCATCCTAACCAGACGGACATTATTAGGGTTCTTCTCGACGATCAGGTAAGCCTCTTCTATCACCAGCAGTTTTCTGAGGTCGTCGCTGACATGGCCAGCGATGTATTCCAGCTCCGCAGACACTACGTTACGGCTCTTGGTAGCCGTTTCCGGCCATAGAACGTATTCAAAGCCTTGGTCGATACGAGTCAGCTGTTTAGGGTTGCGGTAAACATGCAACGTAGTTATGTTGCGCTTAATGCCAACCAGCAGCATCTTGGTACATGGCATAAAGGATTGCATTGTAGTACTTAGACGTTGATGCTTGACGAAATTATCTATGACACGCTTCACGGCAGAGTAAAGCGCAAAGACGACCGCAGTCGAATACAGCAATGTACGAATACGAGACATTACTTCTTTTCGTCCACTTCTTCTTCGTAGAAAATCGTGTACTTACTGCCACGAGGGTTGTATGTGTAGGTAATCTGGACTTCGGACAACCTCTTCCCATGGGCGTTCAACCAAGTATCGACATCGCCGACACTCTTCACTTGTTCATGCAATACAACAGTAGCCATAATAAAAACCTCTTTTGCCAGAATATAGCAAAAGAGGATTTTGAATTCAACTTTTAGGATTATCGGCCAAGTCTGGCACTGACTTCCTTGAGTTCATGCAGAGTGCGCCAGATTTCGAACAGCGTCTTGTCTTGCGGATGCACAAGGGCTTTCTCGAAAGTGTCTTGGAGAACGCCGAAGAAGTCACGGAAGTCACGGTTGCCCTGAAGCTTCTTGAGTTCGGATTCGATGTCGATGCCAGGATATGCAATGTCCACGACCTGATGTAGCTTGCGCATGAACGGCATGTCGAGAGAGTCGTTGCGGTCGATGCGGTACATCGCGTTCACGAAGTTCTCGCCCGGTTTCGGCAATGCTTCGAGTGCTTCTGGACTTGCGCTGGAACTGATACGCTCATACAGCTCGCTGTAAGGAAGCTTAGGCATCTTAGCGTGAAGTTCAGCAACGTCGCTCGGATCGTTCGTTTCCTTTGTCGCGGCCATCTGGGCAGCCAGCTTTTCAGTCGCTTGCTTGCGCTCGTATTCTTCGGCATCTGAACCGACGAGCTTGGCTTTGGGACGCTGGATTTCCGGAGCAGTTTCATTCATTTGCTTCATACGCTCGTACATGACGACAGCTTCCTTCTCGCGTTCATCATCGCCGCAGTTTTCAAGTTCCTTGGCAAACTTGTGCGCATCCACCATCACTTGACGGAAAGCCATGTTCTCGTCCGAAAGCTGACGGACGATCGGATTTGTATTGGCATCGCGGAACGTATCGAACTTCAATGAACCCATCGCGAAGCCTCGGTCGAACGGCGTGTGATTAATAGTCTTGTCTACGTGCTGGATGTACTTGAATTGAGCAGCCGCGTTGAACGGAATGTGGTACTGCGCATAGAATCGTCTGACAGCATCAAGAGCCGCGTCGTAGATCTTGTTACGGGCATCCGCCGCAGTAGGATTCAGTATGTTGTTATTGTTCTTGAGCTGGCTAATCGGAACTGGCCTACGGTTCACGAACTTGCGATACTTCCACGGATGGGCATCCATGTCCTTCTCGGTAGCCGCTCTGTTGAACGGGATTCCGTTTATGCGGTTGTTCCTCGCGAATCGGTCAAGTAGGCTATTCTTTTCGTCTTGGGTAAGCGGCGTACGGTTGAGCTCGTGGGACTGCTCGTAAGCTTCCATCAACGCCGAGCGAAGATGTTCCGGCATATCCGCAGATTCGATAATGCTGAAAAATTCAATGAACTGGTCTGTCATGTTTAGTTCCTCACGTCAGTACGCAGTTTATCAAAAAACGGCTGCCAGATTTCTCCAGCAGCCGTATTCCACTATGCCAGCGCACGTATTCCCGTCCGTGCGCACTCAGTAAATTATATTATTTTTTGAAGAACGTAGTGACAACCTTGGCGAACCAGTCATATACGCGCTTGGCGTTCTTGCCGCAACGCCAGATTTCGTCGAGGCTGTAGAACGAATTGCCGTATTTGACCTCTCCAAGACCTTCATTACGGTAGTACACACGGAACACCGGAGTCGTCGAATGTTCGTCACCTTTAGGCAAGTCCCTCAATGCCTTGACATAGAGACTGAGCTCGATATGGCGAGTAGCGTACTTGTGGGTCAAAGAGAACGTTTGGCCATCGTACGCATATACCCACTGTTCCGACGGCGTATTGATGATCTTGTTCGCCATAGCCAAAGGCATATCGCCAACGAGTTCAAGAAGCGATTCGGTAGGAGTCAGCTTTCTAGGCGGCGTACCGCAACGCATCGAACGGTTGGCCGCTTCGTAATGCGGAAGCTGGGAAGCGAAAATGTCCCTGACCCTGCAATCCTTGCCAACGCCGAACCCGTCCTTCACTACATCGTCCATGTTAGGCAGATGGCTGTAAGTGAACGTTTCCGACCCAAGTTCGCATGGACTTGGAGTTGGCTGCGGAGGAACTTGATTTGGGCTACCATAGTTCGGCTGGCCATACTGCTGTGATGGCTGGTCGGGAGAGAAATGAGGCGGCAATGCATTATCACGGCTACAGTTCCAACCAATGTTACCATCCTTAACCAAGCAATCGATCATAAGCTGTGCGTCGCCATCAAGCTGACGAGTAGCATCGCTGAAGTGTAAACCGCGCTTGGCCGCATCGGACGCCGTATTCACGAGGCGTTCGGCATCATAGTTGAGTTTTGCATCGAGGGCTGCCTTAGCTTGTTCAGTTTCACGATACTTGCGGTAATCTTCAAATCCAGTAATAGCAGTCAGCGCAGCCCTTACAGAATCGGACAGAGTAGACCACTGAGCAATCAACTTGTCATAAGACTCGTGAAGAATGTCGAGTTCAGATTTTTCCTCAGCCTTGGACTGCGGTTCCTTAGCCTCTTCATTGCGAACCATATCGTTAATTACTTGGCGTTCAGCAAAATCAACTTCTTGGTTGGCAACGCTGGCTTGCATTTCGGCTCGGTGGAGCTTAATTCGATTGATCACATCGTTCACTTGGGGAAGCCTTTCGCAAATCTTTGCAAGACCATCACCCTTGATGGTTTGCATCACGTCGGCCACATGATATTCGAACTTTTCCTCTGGATCAGATAGGTGTTCGGTCAAATACTTTATTGCGCATTCAACCTTAAAATCGTCTTCAGAAGGAGATTCGAATGGGTTCGGATCTTTATCAAGTCCGTTGGGTGCTTCGTCAACAGGTGCTTCTTCAACGGAATAGCGAACGCCTTCACCAGTACCGTGCTGAGCGTCAAATGATTCCATTTCGGCAAGAATCTGGCATTCTTGAGAAGACAAATTGCCTTTCCTGTCACGAAGTTGTTGAATGAATTCACGGCGACGCTTTTCGTCTTCTGCATGACACTTGCATTCATCCGTGTTACACTTTGTACCGTCGCACTTGGAACAGTCGCACTCTAATTCTTCATTAGATGGAGCTTCGTCAGTGCATTCGCCTTCGTCGGTGCATTCACCTTCGTCAGTACACGGAGCTTCGTCGGTGGCTGCCATGGGTTCTGGCTGTTCAACAAAGGCAGCAGTCGCTTCTTCGATCTGCTCCTTCGTAAGAGCTGGAACTTCGACGCCATTGGCGGCAATCGATGCGGATTCGGTAGGGTGCATGTCGTTGTCAGACTTGCATTCGGGATAATTACACATGTGGATTCCTTTGTTATCAGTTTCTCCACATGATAAATTAGTCTATTTCTTGTATTTTATTTTCATGACAAGTAAAGCTACCGTAAAAAAGGTAGCTACAAAATAATTGCCATAAAGTTGCCACTGCCAAACGCCCGTCTGGATATTATTCCAGACGACGCCAGCGGCGGAACCAATATTTCCGACTAGGGCAAGGACAAAGAAACCGTTCGTGAGTCCGGTTTTCTTTGTCTTTAACGCGTCCAAAAATTGAGGAAGCAAATTTCCAGCAAACGAAATGGCCCCAGCGATACTAAGGATGAAACATATATTACCAAAAATAGTTTCTAGCATATCACCAGTTTATAACATAGCGGCGAGAAAACTCACCCATCTTCAGTAGGTGAGATGAAAGCCGCTTGACTATTTTCGGAAATTTTGCTACATATATAAACTGATATACGAAGGCAACTGGTACTTGCCGTCGTAGTTGATTTTGAGATTGTACTGTTCGCAGCGGTACATGAATCCTACCGGAAGTACCAGTTCCGGTAGGATTTTTCGTATGATAGTTAAGAAAGGCATAGAAATCAAGCTATATCCGAATAAGGCACAAAAGGTATTCTTCGCGAAGACCTTCGGTTGCTGTCGTTTCGTGTACAATCAGTGCCTTAGAATCAAGTCATACATCTACGAAGAGACCAAGATGTCCTTCCAGCCGAAATTGAAGTCGTTCAAGGAAGAATGGGAATGGCTGAAGGAAGCTGACTCACAAGGACTAGCTAATGCCTATATGGATATGAACCAAGCATACCAGAACTTCTTTAATGGCAAATCAAAGTATCCAAGATACAAGTCCAAGAGGGGCAAACAGAGCTACCGGAATGCGATGTGCCACAAGGATATTAAGAAACTAATTGTTGGCAATTCCATTGTACTGCCGAAGGTTGGTATGGTCAAGTGCCGTTTCGGAAAGACATTCAAGCACGAAAACATCAAGAAAATCTACAATGTGACAATCAAGAAAAGCAAGAAGGGCGACTATTATTGTTCTATTTGCTGTGATGTTGATGTTCCAGAAATGGAACATACCGGCGAATGTGTGGGCATCGACCTCGGTATCAAGTCGTCCATCGTGATGTCCAACGGAGAAGTAATTAAGAATCCGCATTTCGATAAGAAGTCGGAACGGAAGATAAAGCATTTGCAGAGGAAACTTGCAAAGGCGACGAAAGGCGGCAGTCGATACGAGAAAGTCCGTATTGCGCTTGCCGCAGCCCATGAAAAACTGGGTAACCGAAGGAACAACTTCCTTCACCAAGTATCTCACAGATTAGTCCGTGACTACGACATAATCTGTATGGAGAACCTCAGCATAAAGGGAATGCAGAGGAATCACTGTCTTGCTGGCGCGTTGGCCAACCAGGCACTCGGTACTCTATCTAGGATGATAGAGTATAAGGCCCAGTGGCATAACCGCACTGTGGTTAAGGTAGGACGGTTCTTCCCCAGCTCACAGCTATGTAACAACTGTGGTCATCGGCACCATACATTGAAGTTGAATGAGCGTGAGTGGATATGTCCAAACTGTGGTAGCATAATAGATAGAGACTGGAATGCCGCCAAGAACATACTTGATGAAGGTCTTAGAATACTAGATAATGAAGGTACCCCGCGAACCGGGGAAACCGTGGTCTTGCGACCGCTATGCCTTGCGGAGAACCCAACTGTGGATGACCGTCTTGACGACCTAAAAAGCAGTGGTGCGATGATGCGGGAAATTCAACTGGTTGCGCCGGGGGTTACCGAAACCCACCGGTCTTTAGCCAGTGGGTAGTTCATTTCATCCAGTCGCTGACACTTGCGTCACTCGGCATACGCCAGTCCGCACGAGGAGACAACGACAGCGTACCAACCTTCGGCCCATCCGGAATGCAGCTGCGCTTGAACTGCTGTCCGAAGAAACGACGCAAGAAGAGCTTCAACGCCTTTTCCAAGTCTTCATCGCTGAACTTTCCGTCGAATGCGTACTTGGCAAGATAGAGCATCTTGTCCGGAGTAGCACCGTACTTGACGAAATGGTACAGATAGAAGTCATGGATGTCGTAGGAACCGAGGATGCTTTCGGTCTTCTGCGCGATATTGCCGTTGACATCTGTCGGCAACAGTTCCGGAGATACCGGCGTGTCCAAGATATCTCTGAGGACGTCAGCCAACTTCTGCTTGCTATCGTCGCCTTCGCCCAGCATACGGTTGACAATGCTGTACTTGTATTCGTTTTCAGCCTTGTCGGCGTACCACTGAACAATGTAGCGGACAAGCGTCTTAGGAATGTCGCAGTTCACGGAGTACATGGACATGTGGTCGGCATTGTAGGTACACCAGCCGAGAGCAATTTCGGACAAGTCGCCAGTACCGACTACGATACCGCCTTCCTTGTTGCAGAGATCCATGAGGATCTGCGTACGTTCACGAGCTTGGACATTTTCGTAGGTCACGTCAGTCACTGCCGGATCGTGTCCGATATCTTCGAAGTGCTGCATGCAAGCCTTGGTGATGTCGATCGTACGGAGAGTCACGCCGAGGCAGTTAGCCATATCGACGGCATTGTTCTTCGTACGCTTCGTCGTGCCGAACCCAGGCATGGTCACTGCAATGATGTCGGTAGCCGGACGGTTGAGAAGCTTGAACGTTTCGTACACGACCAGCAAGGCGAGCGTGGAGTCGAGGCCACCAGACAAGCCAAGGATGGCATGCTTGATGTTGCCAGATTCGAGACGCTTTGCAAGGCCAGCGCACTGGATGTTGAAGATTTCGGTGCAGCATTCTGTACGAGCGGCAACGGAACCCGGAACGAACGGAGTAGCCGAGACAAAGCGATGCTTGAGTTCGTCTACTTCGCAAATGGTTTCGGTCATTGCGGCGCGTTCAAAGTACGGAGCACTGTCGAAGTCTTGGAAGGAACCTTCGCTGATACGCTGCATGTTCAGACGCTGAATGTCGATATCGGCATAGACAATTTCGGTTTCGCGAGAGAACTTGTTGCATTCAGCAAGCTTGCTTCCGTTTTCGGCAATGATCAAGTGGCCACTGCACACCATGTCTGTAGTCGATTCATGTACGCCAGCGGATGCGTAAACGTAACCAGCCATGCAACGTGCGGACTGGTTGAGGACAAGGTCACGACGGTAGTTAGCTTTACCAACAAGAGCGTCGCTTGCGGACAAGTTCACGATAACATTAGCCCCAGCCAATGCAAGGTCGCCGCTCGGCGGATTCGGCGTCCACAAGTCTTCACAGAGTTCGCAACCGATGATAAATTCGCCATTCAATTTCGAATCGCCGCCGATACGGATGAAGTTGGTGACCGGAACGGCACCGTCACTACCGACTTCGACCGTAGTGGGCCTTGCAAGCAAGTCGCGTCCACTGGAGAAGTGGCGTTTTTCATAGAATTCGCGCTGGTTCGGCAAATGGATCTTCGGCGTAATGGCCTTGACGTGGCCATTCTGGATAAAGACTGCGCAGTTATAAAGGCGGCCATGGATACGCAACGGAGCACCCACTACGACAAGCGCGTCTACTGCGTAGGCAAGCCAGCCCTTAAGCTTTTCGATAGAATCGATGGTGTTTCGGAGAAGCGTTTCTTGGTGGAACAAGTCATTACAGGTGTACCCGGTAATGCAGAGTTCTGGGAATACAATTACCCTCGCGCCTTCGGCGTACGCTTTATTGGCGGCCATATAGATTTCAGTGGTATTGTATTCGGTGTCGGCCACCTTCATTTTTGGGCAAACCGCAGCGAAGCGGTAGAAGCCAAATTTATCGTTCATGTTCGTGTCCTTTGTTTGGTTCAGTGAATCACATGCATAATGTAGCAATATGATCACGTTTTGTCCAGTCGTCCGCGCCGTTTTTATCCGTCGTGGAGCATTCTGAACAAGAAATGACCGCTATGGCCAGTAGGATCCCTACGAGCCATGCGGCCAATATTTCGTTGTCGCTAGGCAACATTACTTGGTGCCAGTGCTACCAAAGCCACCACGGTCTTCGTCAACCATTTTGCCTTCGGTGAAACGGATGTTCGGCTGGATTTCCATGATGCGGAACTGGCAGATACGTTCGCCACGCTTGATGGTAGTGTCTTCGACAGCAAATGCCGGAAACCGCCACCAGTCGTTCGGGCCGCAGTAAGTGCTGTCAACCACGCCGACGGAGTTTGCTTGGAGAACCTTGAAGTTCTTGAGCGTGGAGGAACGAGGAGCCAAGTGGCCTTCGTAGCCTTCAGGAAGCTTCATGGCTACACCAAGATTGATGAGTTTCAGAGAGCCCTTCGGAATCGTCACGTCTTCGTCAGCGCACATGTCGATCCAGTTGCCCTTCTTGATTGCCTTGAGTCGAGGAGTGTCTTCGGAACGGTACTGAACAATGATTTCAAGACCGGACTGGTCTTCGATGTTGTTTTCCTTCATAATCTTTTCCTTGAATTCGTCGATGTCGCCCGTTGTCAGTATGGACATTGACTGTCCGCCTTCGGTGTGTGCAACCGGTATATTCCTTCCGCTTGCAACGTCAGTTTGGAACGTGATGTGGCCAACCTTGTTTCGGCCATGCCACAGTTCGGTTTCCATTGCCAGAGCGTTGTACACCGGAGAAATTTTTACTTCAGACAGAACCGTGCATAGGGTCTCCATCGGGTTTGCTATGGGATAGCATTCATTAAATTCAGACATCAATGTGCCTTGTTTAAGTTATGCCAAAATATAGCAAACTAGGAATTCAATGTCAAACTCGGATCGTCCGGAAGAGAATCGCGAAAATCAATCCACGCCTTGCGCTCGTCATTGTCCAGATGCCAGTACGAGCAGCTATCGCACATGTCGAGATAGTAGTCGATGTACTTGCGAACAAAATATTCGGTTATTCCGTACTTCTTGAAGAACTTGGCATAAGACTTCCGTTCATAATCGAATGCTGGCCCATCAGAATTAGGCATCTGGAGTATGTTTCTGGATATCCTAACCATACCCAAGTTGTTGCAGAACGTATTCAACGCCATGCAGTCGTCTCCGTTGACAAAGCCGTGCTTGAACAAGTTACTGTCCGGCTTGCTTGGGTCGAACTTGACGTACCCGCGCATTACGCCATCGTCATCCAGTGCTTCTCCGTTCCACATGATATACTCGACGCCGTACGGCTTGACATAGAACGAGTTGTTCGCGTATTTCACCGCATGCTGTTCAAACCCTTCGCCCCAGCCGTCGCCCATGTCGCCTTCGATATGGTCAGCGAGATCCATCATGAACTCCTTGAAGAACGGATAGCAAGGATGATGTATCGCCATGGTCTGGCCTTCGCCAACCGTCAGCATTTCCTTCCACGTCGGAGTCTTTATGAACATAGTAAAACAGAGATACAGCTTGCCGTTGCGGAACGTCATGTGCTTTGTTCCGGTTTCGATAGTGTATGTAAATTCATCATTATCTTTTGAATAACTGAACTTGTCGTAATACTCGGCGTCGTTCTCGCAGAAGTCGTTGAGTCGTTGAATCTCTATGGCCTCTAGTAACTTGGCGTCACTGTAATAGAGGTCTGGGACTGGAGTGTCGAAGTCTTCGGCGAATATTAATTTGATTGGAATAAGTGCATCTATCTTCATGCACCTAAATATAGCAATTAAAATTCAAAAGGCACCGATTTCTCGGTGCCCTTGCTTAACAACCCTTCACGAACCGCTTGAAATATTCTCGGTTCGCGTCGTAGTAATTTTCCCAAATATTGATGACCTTGTCGATCGTATCGTCATCGGTATCGTCCATCTTGATCTTACGATCAATCTTGGGAGAGGCGATCGCAACGTTTTCTTCGCCAAGGTCTGCCTTGACTTCGTACGCACCACTCTTTCCAGCACGAGCGACCCATTCATTAAAGATGTATGACGCCCAACCAATGAGCGACTGGTTGCCAGTCAGCGTATTCGGAGTGTCCATTCCAGTATTGAACGAAAGGATGCGGATATTATCTCGGTATTCAGAGCGCTTCAAACCAGCGTTAAGTACGTCGATAGCATCATTTTTCCACATTCCACCGTCAATGTAGTTGTCATTGCCGATCTTCACGCAGTCGAAGTATGTCGGAGCGGCGGTAGACGTAAGGATTGCGGTAGCCTTGTCAATAGTCTTGTCGCCCAAGTCCCAAACCTTTTCGACGCTTTCGCCATTGGTGTGCGTAGTCGGAATGTAGATGGGTTTCTTCCATTCGCATACCTTGCCAGTGAAGGTTGCCGAGAGAATCTTCTTCAAGTTGGAGTTGTCGTAGGTCGGGCACGACGGCTGCAGACGCTTGTACCAAGAGTACTTCGTGAAAATTTTCTTGAGGTTGTCTCGGTAAAGATTGAACAGTTCTTGTGCCGAGTAACCCTCGTCAAGACCGCCAGCGATAATCGCACCAGTAGATGTTCCGGCAAACGCCACCGAAATGTCGGACAGTTTCTTACCGACATCGCTTTCGAGACGGCACATGAAGGCGAGCGGGCCAATACCGAGGGCTCCGCCACCGTTAATACTAATTGCAAGGCAATGATTCATACACTAACCAGTTTTTGTTACTGGTCAGTTTATATCCAGAAGTCCATCGCACGGCAAAAAGACCTTCTTCATCTTTGGCATAGTCTCGACAAATTCGCACTCGTAGTCCAAGAGATAAGTCAGCTCAGCCTCGGTATTTCGGTAGTTCCTATGCGTGTACTTGATGACATCCTTCTCGTACGTCACACTCATGCCGACAAAGTTGTGTTCATCGGGCTTGCTTAATGACGGCAGCTTGACGCAGTTTTCCCACATCAGCGCAAAGTCGAGCTTGTCATCGCATCCCATTCCGTCGATGATGATATGATGCCTATCCGGTATTCCGGAACACATCACTGGCAAAATGGAGGCCAGGTAATCGTCGGCGATACGTTGTTTCACCTTATGGAAATCATGGCACACCAGCATATTGATAGCTCGGCCTCGGCAAGCATCGGCTACATATCCGCTCAGCACCATGTAGTTTCGATCATAGCCTTCGCCGAACTGCACATACAGTTTCTTGAAGTCGGCCTTCTTTTGCAGCCATTTGGGCAAGTTCATGTACATGCGTTTCATCAAGGCCATCGTCTTCTTGCCCAGCGATATCTTGGTGTCGTTATACACGACAAACTGGGCCGAACGGAATGTCAGAAACCACAGCATGTACGCAGCCTCGACTAGACGCCTACCGGAATGCTTGCACCACTTCGCTATTACGCGAGGATATGACTGCAGAACGTCGAATGCCTTGTACTGGTAATCTCGCCACTGAATCGGCTGGTCATCCTTGTTCAGTTTCAGATATGACGCGAAATAGGAAAAATCCCTTGAGCAACGCTTGAGTTCTTCTAGCTCGTCTTGGGTCAGTGGGCTTTGCTTGCGGTTTTTCGGCATAATTTTTCTTCCTTTTCCAGCAGTTTAGACGACAGCAAGCGCAAAAATGCTTATTTTCGGTATATGTAAGCAAAATGTAAGCAACTTTTTGCTATATTGAAATGAACTAATTTAGACTATTATGGAACAATCAGCTGGATTTATCATCATTGACAAGAAGTCGAAGAAGGTCTTGGCTGGTCACCCGACTGGCCGTGCGTTCGACTATGCTTTTTCCTTCGACATTCCGAAGGGCCACATTGAAGCTGGCGAGACCCCGCTAGAGGCAGCCAAGCGCGAACTGAAGGAAGAAACTGGAATCGTCCTCCCGGACGACCAAGAGATTTACGAGATCGGCCACGTCCACTACAATTCGAGCAAGGGTCTCCACCTTTTCTCGACCGAGCTCGACGTTGACCTCGATTCTCTCCACTGCGATTCGACCTTCGTCGATTCGTACGGAAACGTCCGCAAGGAAATCGACAAGTTCATCCTTACAGACCGTTGCGACCAGTTCTTCAAGAACCTCCGCCGCCACGTCATCGGAGAGCTGCAGCGCAGATACAACCTGTGCCTCGTCCAGTTCAAGATAGACGGAAAGCTAATCGACAACTACTTGCCATTCCACCGCGTTGACCGCATCTGTCAGCAGATCATATTCGCCTATGACCGCAACTACGTTATCGACAGCGGAGTATATTCGTTTGAACACGACGGGCAGACATACGAGCTGACGACTAAGGAAATCATCGACGCCATCAATGCAAGGCGCACCATCGTTTCCAACTATTGGCTCAGCATTATCTCGAAGGAAAGCTTGTACGAGCCGTTCGATTTCGAAGACTGGATGCAGAACGAGCTGGTGGAGCCGGAACCTAGATAATATCGCGTTCCTCACGCTGGATGATACCAAGATGCATCGCTTGAGACACGTTTAAATACGTGTCTTTTTTTGTCAGCAGAATATCAGCGTTGGCTGACGATACTCCAGCCGACATGAGTAGTTCCTTCATGGTTCTGTCGTAGTATTCCATTTCGCCCAAGAGAACCTTGAGGTCGGACGCGCAATACACTTCGCCCTCGTTCAAGCCATCGTATCTGGCACAATGAAGCATGAGCCTCGCACTAGGATATGCAGACCGTTCCTTGCCAGCGCAAGCTATGAACGCCGCCATCGAATAAGCCTTTCCGGTGACGACCGTATGGACGGTTACTCCCTTGGACTGGAGTATGCGGATCGCGTCAACCAGCCTAAAGCCTTCCTCGATTGAACCGCCGTCGCTATCAATAAGAATGGCCACCTTGCCAACATTATGTGACAGGCGGCCAAGTCTCTTGATGACTTCGGATATGTTTTCCTCGGCAATTTCCCCAACTAGTCTAATTATCGGCTCTGCCATATCCCTATCCTCCTCTATAAAGTTTAGGGAAATGGCCAGCCAACTGTTGGCGACCCCTAGTGCAAGTCGTAGCCGCAGTTCGGACAGTTGGAGCCCTGCCATCCGTCTTCGCCACAGCGCGGACAGATATTGTACGGTTCCTTTCCGTTCCAGCCGTATTCGTCCTCGCCAATCTCGGTAATCTTGGCCATGGAGACCTTCTCATCGGTCGGCTCATCGACCTCGGTAATAACCTTCTGAACATATACCTTGCGAATCTCGATATGGGGTATTTCGTCTTCAGACCAGTCGCCACGGTCGATGTCAAGCGCAAGAGTATTGTGGAGGAAATACAGCAAGTCGGACAGACTATCGTGCAGCGTCTTGTCGCTTGGGCGGGAGCTCCATCCGTAGTCAGACGGAATGCCTCGTCTAGCCATCCTTTCTCGCCAGAAGTACAAGGTGTCTCCATGAGTAGTGTACTTGGACGAAATCATTGCATAGTAAGCCACGCCACTGTCCGTCGTGGTCTTGTTTGGAAGCAAGTTCTTTACAATGTCGAGCATCGTCTTCTGTACTTCTTCAAGGGTGTCGTCGTTCTCTACCAAGGCGTCCCATTCACGGTTCTTCTCGAACTCAGCGAACTGGGCGTCCTCGTCGGCGCAACGCTTGAGGTAGGTCTCAGTATCGCCGTTACGCTTGATCGCACGTTCCTTGCGGAGTTCTTCCGGCGCAGTGACATAGATTACCTTCAAGTTGAACTTGTCTGCATTTTTCTTGCAGAAGTAATAACCTTGAGGGTCAATGACATAGAAGATGGTGTCATTCGGAAGCTTGTCAATCTGTTCGACCGTCGTGCAGTAGCGGTAGCCCGTCTCTCCGATCTGGGTGTACGCCAAGGCGTGTTCGGTCTTCATGATGTCGTCGAACCCTTCCTTCGTTAGAAACGTGTGTTCCACGCCCTCGGTTTCGGTAGGACGTATTGGACGGTCAGTGTAGGAAGGTACGGCTGACGAGGTAATCTGGGACTGGACATAGCGAACAAGCGTGTCCTTGCCAGCACCAGACCTACCAATTACGAGAATAAGATTTTTCATTTGTGTTCCTTTTTAGTGCCAAAATTTGTAGGAGTCGGTATCGGTCACGTACTTGTAACCAGGCTTTTCGGCGAAGAGAACCGAGTTGAACTCTCCATCGATGCCCTTCAGCTTTACCAACGTATAGCTGCTATACACTTCAACCGATTCGACTTCATATTCGTTGCCGACAGTCAGTACACCGTTGATGTCGCCATGTCCGATCATCGGAATGTTTTTCGTGTTATCTTCGCATATAACCATTCTCGCGGAAGGGTTAAATATGTCGAATTCGGGATGTTCCAGTTCAGATTGTGCCATAATCACTCCTTGTAGCCGAAGTATGCATTGAAACCGTCGGCGGTATTGGGTTTGGGCTTCATCAAGCACTTGTTCACGACAGTCTTGACATAGTCCATCCTCATTTTCGGACTGACGTATGCGATAAGTGCCGCTTGATGGGCCTTGTCGAAATTCTCTGTAACGTACGCGATGCGTTCACGCTGTTCCTTGTAACGGATCTTGATGAAGTCGCCAGTAGAAATGATGTTGTCCAGTTTCTCAGCGAACGAGACGCGGTACAGTTCCAGCTTGTTACGGATATCGAACAGTTCTTCCGGAATGACAAGCGCTTCATTGTCGAGGAACTTGTAGCCGTGTTCCGCATCCATGTGAGCGTGGAATATGTCGAGGTTCGGGTCGTACGAACGCCATATCATCTTTTCCGTGCAGTTCTCGTAGATTGCCAGCAGCTTGAGGTAGGCGTCGCCCTTCATCTTGAGCTTGAAACCGTTCTCCCACGTTACCACGAAGCCTTCCTTGTTCGACGGAAGTTCCTTGCAAGTGTCCGCAATTTCGCCAAGCGTCTCGAACTGGAAGTATTCCGGCATTCTCGATCCGAGCAAGTCGTACGCCAGCTCGCACATGAGGCCACGGGCGAACATTTCCTGACCAGTGTGCTTGTTGATCAATGCGAGCAGTACCAGTTCATCGCGGTCATACTTGATAGGATGTAAGTCCTTTGACCAAGTTATCTCGAACAAGTGAGTGTACTCAGGATCGAGAATCATGTCGCGAGGAAATTTCTTTTTTGCCGCAGCGATGTGCTTGCGGAGCCACTGGGTAGCGAACTGAGCTTGTGGAGAAGTGAAGTTGCCCGGCGTATTGACATACCATTCGCCATCGTAGTAGTAGGCGATGCCGAGCGATCCGTCAATCTTCTCGAACGTGTATTCCATCTTGCCAGCTGCTTGCGTGGGCAAGCCAGCCTTTTCGAGAGCCAGTCTGCACTTCTTCGCCAGTTCGGTATCGGCGAACAGCTCGTGATAGTTGAAGAACTTGTAGAACGGCTTGGCAACGATTTCGCCAGTAGCCTTCTCGAACACGATGCCACGCGCATGAAGCGTAACCTCGTCCCAGTCCGCATGGGCTGCAGTCGCTTCGGTGTAACGGAAACAGACAAGACGATCCGTTGGGTCGGTGTCCATCATGATTCGGCCAGACTCGACGGCCTCGTAGAACTTAGAAAGTGGCGGTACTTGCATCATAAATTGAAATATAGTACATTTAATTTGCTTTAGCAAGTTTGCCCTATGTACAAGTGTTGCTTTCCCGGATGTAAATACGAAACTGACGACCGATCACTAATCGAGTTCCACCATGTACACTTGAGGGAACTGTTCTCTCGCGTGGGCAAGGACGTGACCATACCGTGCTGTCCGAACCATCACAACATGATATTCCACGAGGGAGCGACCGCCGGACAGCATTCAAGGATGCATCCGGACTCAATGATTGTCAAGACCGTGACCAATACGACGCACGGCATGTGCGTGATATTCGAGGACATGAAGGGCGAGGAGCACTGCGTAGACTTGGACAGCAGACCCAGCAGCATCATCCGTGCGCTAAAATGGGACATATTGCACGGAATTACCGAGACAGACGCTGGCGACATCGACGAGGCGGTGGCTCAGCGAGTGGACGACGACGGCTTCTTCGATTCTGGTGCGACGGTCTACTATACCGATGGGCACGAGAAGATAGCCAAGGTTCTACTATCGAAATTCATAGAGAACTATATGACAAAAGCCAAGTCGGAATTCGACTCGGCTCTTGACAAAGCTAGAAACGACTGGCTGAAACTTAGAAACAAGGCTTAGCGTCAACCGGGCCGTAATTCGCACCGAGAATCGGATGCTTCATCGGAGAGGCGTTCTCGGCAGTCATTTCGCCGATCGGAAGCGTATCTAGCACTCCGTCGATGTATTCCACCGGAGACTTGCCGTCCACGGACATGCCGCGAACTCGCGTGAGAATTGTACGAACTTTTGTATCTTGCATATATCATTCCTTTATGATGATGATATATGTAGTTTATCTATTTCGCCAATCAGTTCTTCCTTGCGTTCGCAAGCTGGTGGACAAGCCAAGTGCTGTCGGCTCGGTACTGGGCCCAGCGGTTCTCGCAGCCGATCGCCGCATTGTCGCCAGTGCATCGCCGTTCTATCCATTCGCGCTCTTTTGCAAGCTCAATGCCGTCGCACACCAGCGGACGCTCGCAATACGTATTGTAATAGCATCCATAGGATATCATGAACAAGAGTATCGAGCTGGACAAGAAACAGAGCCACACAGGAACTTGTCCTTCCGGATAATCGTTATAGTCGATCATCGGCTTATTGATGTAGAAATAAATGGAAAGTACCCACCAGATCACGGTCAGAACACCGAAGATGACCATGCAGACGGTCTTGACAGCAGCCCATTCCTCTAGCGTGAAGATATTCATAGTACATAGTCCTTGTTTGCCGTTGAACGATTCTTGATAATCATCTTTACTGCATACAATAAGTCGCGGACGCCATAGGTGCAGTTGCGGCAAGGTTTTCCCCTATGTGTCTTCAAAATACTATAAATATTGCCGATATCGGCAAGAGTGATGACCTTATGTCGCATGTACCAGTACACGATTCGATACTTGAACGACTCGAAGTCAGTCGCGTCGTCAGCGTCCTTCAGGAACATAAGACGCTTTCCGTACACATACGGCTGCGGCAGACCAATCTCGATAACCTCGTCGAATCGCTCGGAACGCTTAATGACGGCGTTAGCAAGCTGTTTCGGATTATTCATGGTCGCGATGAGAGTAAACGTTTTTCGGAGATTTCCGTCCTCGTCAACGCCGCCAGGACATTCGTTGCGAAGGTAGTCGAACATGTAGATAAGTTCTTGAGTACTCTTTCCAGACGATTCGTCCGTTTCCATGTACTTGTCGAAGTCATCAGTGATAATGAAAATGTGCTTGTTCGAAATAGAGTGGACGCTTGCAGACAGTCTGTTACGGAACTCGCACGTAATGCCTTCCCTCGGAAAGCTCGGCTCGATAATGACGGCGTCGGTGGCCTCGCTGATAATCTTGTTCATGATGAACGTCTTGCCAGTACCCGGTATTCCGACCAACGCATAAGCCCTTGAACAGCCGATCGCGTCTGCCCTCAGAATACGGTCAACCAGCGCGGTCGTCTTCTTGTCGAAGATCTCGTTTTCCGTCTTCTTTCGAACCTTGTCACGTTCAAACAGACTGACGCCGTTCGTATGAAGCAAGCACATATACTTCTTGAAGTCGATTATCGAGAACGGTAGCGACTGACACCAGCATGTAGATGCGTGGTCTCGTTCTTCCCTGGTCGGATAAAGTACATAAACAGGGATCTGGTTCTGATAGATACGGCGAATCGTGATATCACTTCTGTCACCGCTAGTGGAGCACCCCATTACGATATGCAAGTCGTATTCGGTCAAATACGCGGCTATGACGAACGTATTGTCCATGCTGTTGATATAGCACCCATACTTATCCATTTGCATCGTAGCCGTCTTGTAAAGAATCTTGCAATGCAGCGTATCACCAAACACCTCGTCACGGCCCTCATTGAGCCAAAGTCTTGTGTTAGTCTTCCGGAACCCGTCCGACTTAAGCTCAACAACCTCGCCTACTGCATGCTGGCTCAACGCGTAAAGAGCCATGTCAAGCAGCGGACACTCGCTGCTCGCTTCCACATAGTAGTCTTTCAGTCGAAGCGGGAAGTCCTTGGCTTTCTTTACAAGGTCACTGATCTTGCTGATATCAGCCAATTCGTCGGTACGGTTAATCTTCGCCGTAATGTCATCCACCATCGAGTCAAGCAAGGTTACGTTGCGTATCGTATTGAAGAAACGGCTCATGGCCGTATTCGGAGCAAGTACGGATATGATGGAATCGGCGGAGTACAGATAGTCCCTCGCCCTGCTTGGCAAGACGGACTCGAACACCGCGTTGAACCCTTCATGACGGAAACGACGCTTAACGCCGTGAATGTCGAACAGATATGACAACAATGAACGAACCGTAGGATGCTGGAGCCAGAGCCCCGGCATCTTGCGAATTTCGTCTCCAATTTTGCGGATAACGTCTTCAGCCTTTCCGTTGTTTCCTTGAGAGGACGGCTGAACTTCGTCTACGTTGGATTCGGTTTTATCCAGTTCTGGAGCAGTTTTAAGATTCTGATTGGTCATGGACACGGAAATAAATTGCGAGTAGGATACGGATTACCATCAACGAATAAATGATCGTCTTCAAGGAAGACAGAAAACGTTTCCACCGCGAAGACGCCGATTTCTCTGCTTCCTTAATCAAGAACAGAAACAATGCGCGGAACGCGGTCAACATGTAAATCTTCTTAAGCATTGATAGTTTCCCTTTCGTGAACTACCCACAGCCTAAAGGCTGTGAGCTTCGAGTTTTCGATTCAACGGAGCCACTTGTGCTAACCCGGTGAAACCGAGATGCATAGAAGCGGCTACCTCAGCGGAGGCGTGTTCCACGCACTCAGCACGTTTAGTCGTGCCAAACAAAAGTACATTACAAGCAGAATGCCAATCCCTCGGCTTGGTATAACCGCAATCACAATGATATGTGCGTTCATCCAAACCTATTTGATTGACAGCACCGCAAACTGGGCACATCTTGGTAGTAGGAAGCCATTTTGACAGCACGAATGCACGGTCTGCCTTTACCAGCATCTTGATGCGCTGTTTAAGGGCACCCATGCAAGAGTGTTGCACTTGCTTACCGAACCAAGTCTGGTGCCAGTTCTTTATTTGCTCGTCCTGTATGTATATGACGTCGTAGTTGGACACAAGGTCGTGGTAGATTTTGTTGCAGATGTCCTTTCGGATATTCGCGACATGTTCATACTCACGGGCAAGCTGCTTCCTACAATTCCATCGCCGCTTGGAGTCCTTCTCTTTCTTGTGCCGGTTAAGCATCTTGCTCAGGTACTTCAGGTACTCAGTTTCTTGCACTTCGCAATCGTAGGTCTTGTTGTCCGATGTCGTTATCGTGTTCTTGATGCCGAAATCCAGGCCGACACTCTTGCGAGTGCGGTTTCTCGGTTCCTTCGGCAACATAATGGTGAGTTTTACATAGTAACCTGATGCCTTGCGAATGAGCTTGGCATCAGCTATCTCGTATTCCTCAAACTCTATCTGATGCAATCCGTTCACCTTCAGCTTCCTGAAACCAGGAATGGTGATATGGCTTGCATCCAAAATCTTCGTGAAACCCGTAATGATGGGTATGCAGTTCACTTCGCTCTTGAACTTCAGTGCTCCGACCTTGATACCTTTCTTCTTGGCTTTGGCGAGGTTGATGATGTCAGTCTTCTTCTGGGCCACGGTAGACCTGTGGAGAACGGACGGTAGTGTAATGGTTGAAGTGACCGAGTTCTTATCCTTGTCGTAGTGTACAACGTCCTTATGTTCAGTGTACTTGTAATCGAACATGCTATTGTCGGGATTGTCCTTGGACAACGACAGCATGTCGTTAATTACCCATTTAGCTTCCTTGAAACATTGAGCCAGTTTCTGGAAGGTCTCTTTCGGGTTGTGTCGTATGGACACTTTAAGCTCGAAGACACGACATATCTGCGACTTACGACGGGCATGAGTCTCTGCCATACTCGCCTTAATTTTCGCCTTCGTATCTTCGCTTCTTATCCGTTCCATAATAAGTTCTTGACTATACTTATAGTTTAGTAATTTTACTCAATAAATATAGCTATTTTTAGTGTACATGAAATGTTATTTATTTCTTACATCTGCAATCGACGGGTCTTACCTACGCCCTAAAGGGCATGAGCTTGCGACCGCTCATTTGTCAATTTATCGGCCAGCTGTTCGAGCTGGACGGCTTGCGTCTGACTCAGCTTCTCGAACTCGTCTCGTTCCTTGGACAGAAATTCGATCATCTGGTCTTTCTTGTAGTTCTCGACTTGGAGCTTCAAGACGAGTTCCTTGCAGATAGCCAGTTCGTCAAGACTGGCAAGACGCTGCTGTTCTTTCATTTGTGCCAAAGTCATGTGCCATTACTCCATGAAGGAATTCACAAGCCATTTGAAGAACCTCTTGACTCTTTCGCCGAAAGTAGGCTTCGGAATCTCGACTGGTTCGGAAACAGTTACCTCGCCATCCGCAATGTAGAGGTTCGTGTTCGCGTCAGTCATGATGTAGTCTTCTTGGGAAGATGGTTTACCAAAATGGTTCACGAAAACATCCTTGCGGAACGGAGAAGTGACAATGTGCAAGCCGCTCTTGGAAGGCAGCATGCAGTAGATTTTAGGAAGCTTCTTACGGTCTGCGCAGTTGGTAACGATGTAGTCCGAGAACGTCTTGGCGATTTCAGACAAACTTTCGAAGCCCTGACGGTTCGGATCGACCATGGATGCGTCGATGTCAATAATCCACTTCTTCGTTTCGGACGCTTCGGAGCACGTAGAACCGAGTGCGCTGCTATAGAGCTTCGCCGCAGACAAGATATCCGGAAGGCCCACGTTGGTCTGTTTGGTACGGATCATCTTGCGCATTACTCGGTTGACTTCCAGCTGAGTCTGGAGAGTCTTGATCTGGCAGCAGATGTTCGCATCCAAGGTATTGCGCTGGTTCAAACGGATCATTGCGCGGGCATGATAGTTCTCGCACATTTCCTTGATATTCGGCCATTCGCGTTCGAAGTGTTCGAATGAGTGGATGTGGTAATCCTTGATAATACGGTCGCGTCCGTGATTGTCCTTGGAACGCTGCATAACTTGGATGTAATATACGTCGCCTTCGATTTCGAAGTGCATCAGTTTTTTGATTTGTTCGCTATTGTCAACCATTTTCAATTTTCCTTATGAGTTTGTCTGATTCAATTCGCCACTTGGCGATGTCCGGGTCGAGCCAGTCCATGCGCCAAGCCATTTCCTTCTCAACAGTGGAATCGGGAGGCACGATGATTCGGTAATGTTCTGTCATTCCATCGGAGAACCCAGTGTAGACAATCACTACATGCCTAAGTTCCTTCACTTTAGGTGTGTCTTTTTCCACGTCGTCGGACATCTTCTGCAATTCCTCGTTAATTGCAGCGTCAACCTTTTCTTTCAGTTCTTCTTTAGTCATGGCAAAAATATAGCAATTACGTCGATGTTCGTCAACGAAGAAAGGGGCTGCAAAAGCAACCCCCTTCCGCTATGGCAAATTAGCGATCATATCAAGACCGGGCGAGAAGCCATCTTCCCATACGCTTCAAGAGAGATTCCTCGTTTTCGTACACATAGTCGATGAACTCGATGGTATAGTCGTCGATTTCACGATCGGTGTATTCCTTGTCCGGCAGACCAGAGTTTGCGAAGAGCTCGGTAACTTGGCGGACTTGGGATTCGGCGTACTCAAGGATGTCGTCATACTTCCAGCCGCCACGCTTGATGTTGAGCAAGAACTCGCGTTCGGCCTTACGGCTGACAATAACCTTGTGCATAACGGCAATGTCACGCGCCGTGTAGAGCAGACGGATGCAGTGCATCATGTTCTTTGCGTCATAGCCCTGACCATGGGCGATGGTCGTCTCGTATCTTTCCGGATTACGCTCGATTTCCCACTTTTTGTACTGGGCATGTTCCTTGCAAGCCTTTGAATACGCATTGCGGTTGAAGAACATGGTCGCAATCATCTTCTTTCCCTTCGGAATTGACAGAAGCTGGATGTCGCCGCTTGTCTTCTCGTTCTTGACGATACCGTAAGCCCAACGCCATTCATGCTCGGTCAAGTCCGGAACATCGCGTTCGGACTTCGGTTGTCCGAAAATTGCGTAGCCCATGTCGATGTGGTCGATTTTGGCCAGTGCATACCACTTCTGGTCGTCGCCATACTCGTCGTCCTTGTGGGTCGCCAGCCATTCCTTGACCGGAACGGCGTTTGCGTTCGGCATGGTGACGTAGCAGTAGTCGAGCACTTCCGGCTGGATAGCATACTGTGGGTTGGCAATTTTCTTGTTCAGACCACGAGCTCGGCTAATCTGGCCCTTAGCGTATTCAAGGAAAGTCTTTTCACAGCGACGTGTGATAAAGCCCATGTCCTCGCGAATATGTTCAAGGTATTCTTTTCCTTGAAGAATGCAGTCGTCAGCAGAGTACAGCATTTCAAGGGCTTGCGGATTGGCCTTGGCAAGCTCACGGAAGAACTTCGTAATTTCCCAATACGTTTCATCGTTCTTTTCGTCGGCAATCTGGTCGCCGACATCCTGGCGAAGACGATCCTTCCAAGGAAGGACATAAACGCCACGAATATCCACATCGGACGTCGGAGTATTGAGTCCGAATGCGGTAGAGCCAGTAACGATCTTGATAATCAGTGTACCGGTCTCTCTAACTTTCTTTTCAGTTTCAGTCATTGTACACCTTTTAAAAAATGGTATTAAGTTTATACGCCTATTCAAACAGCTTCATGAACTCGTCAAGGGTTTCCGGCGTATAGACCGTGATCTTGTAGCCAGCCTTGCGCAAGTCATCCACCGCTTGAACCTTCTTGGGGCCAGCACCTTCGCCCATGAGGACGATGTTGACCTTCTTGGTTATGCCGGAGCTCACCTTGCCGCCGTTCTTGACAACCATGTCCTTGAACACGTCACGGTCGAGCTTGTCGAAAACGCCAGTCATGATGCATACTTGGCCTTCGAGCTTGTTGGACACAGGGCCTACATCCTCGTAGTTCATCGCAATTTCATTCTCGACAAAGTATCTGACCATTTCAATGTTCTTCATGACAAAGTCGTTGAATCGGTTGATAAGCAAGTCGGAAACACCTTCGGCGGAACAGCGAGACTTGAATTCGACCCAGAACAAGAGGTCATTCTCCGAGTAGGCAAGGCGTTTCGTACCGAGGGCGTTCACTACGCGAGCTACCAGCGGCGATGCCGTATGGCCCAGACCGGGAACACCGAATCCTTCGATGAGCGAACTGAGCTGGTTGCCCTTCGTAGCGGCGATATTCTTGACGAGCTTCTTGGCATTCTTCTCACGGCATCCGCAGAAGTCGATGAAGTCCTTCTCGGTAAGCTTGTAGAAGTCGTCGATATTGGCGATGCGTTCAGCAGTGTACAGCTTCTCGATGATGGACGGGCCCACGCTGCGGATGTTCATGACCTTGCGTTCAGCGAAGTTGCAGAGGCGTTCCACGTCTTGAGCCTTACAGCCGACATTGGAGCAGACCCACGCTACGAGCTTCTTTCCTTCCTCGTTTACCGCGTTGGCGAGAGGCTGGCCGCAGAACGGACACACGTCCGGACGCTTGTAGAAGTCCTTGTTCAATACAAGACGCTTGGACGCAACAAGGTCTGTGTACTTCGTGACTGCCTTCTTCTTGTCCTTCGTGATGATGTCGTAGTCATCCTTGGAAACGCCAGTCTCGACGCACATGACGATTTCCGGAATGATCTCGCCAGCCTTTCTGAGACGGACATGGCATCCCTTGAACAAGCCGAGGTATTCGACCAAGTCCCAGTTGTGAAGGGTGCAGCGTTGCACCGTAGTTCCAGCAAGCGTTACTGGAGCGACGATAGCGACTGGAGTAATCGCACCGGACTTGCCTACCGACATTTCGATATCGAGAAGCAGCGTGTCCTTTTCTTCTGGCGGGAACTTATACGCCTTGTAGTAGTTCGGGGCCTTGTTCGTCTTGCCGATTTCGCCAAAGCGAGTCTTGTCGTTGACCTTGATGACGATGCCGTCGATGGCGTACGGCAGTTCGCTGCGCTTTTCTCGCATAGCTTCCATCGTAGCTCGCATCAAGTCAAACCCGGCGGACACGTCAATCGTCGCACGAGGCGGTACTTGGAATCCTTCGCTTTCGAGCCAGTCCACGTCACCAGTCTGGGTATCGCTTTCGGAACCTTGGGCGACGATGTAGCCGACGAACGAGAGGTTGCGGTCTGCGACTTCACGCGGATTGGTCAGCTTGAGGGATCCGGCGGCACCGTTACGCGGATTGGCCATGGTCTTCTTGCCGAACTCTTCGAGACGGTCGTTGAACTCGTCGAACGCTTCGTACGGCCAGAGAACTTCGCCACGCACTTCGACCTTGCCCTTGCGAGTAATCGAAGTACGGACGCCGTTGATCATAGGCGCGTTGGCGATGACGGAGTCACCGATGTTGTTCTGACCGCGGGTAACCGCGTCGTCAAGCAAGCCATCCTTGTAGATGAGTGCGAGAGACGCGCCGTCCAGCTTATATTCGACTTCAAACTGCTTGATGCCGAACTTGTCGTACATATCCTTCACCCAAGCCATAGCTTCTTCAATGCCATTGGCGTTAGTGATCGACACCATATCAACTTCGTGTACTACCTTGCGGAATCCGTCCACAAGTTCCTCGCTCACATTCTGAGTAGGCGACTCAGGAAGAACGAGGTCAGGATAAGTCAGCTCATACTCCTTGAGCTGCTTGTACTTCGTATCGTAGACGACGTCGTCCACTGGGGAGTTTCCGTTCGAATACTCCTTAGCGAGAGCGTTAAGGTCGTCAACGAGCTGGCAGTATTCACCGTAGGTCATTTCCATTAGGCGTCTTCCTTCTTGTCTTCGATTACGATCTGGTTCTGTTTCGGCGTGTTGAACTTCACGTAAATCGGAACCCAGTTCTTCGGAAGCTGTTCCAAATCCGTCTTCAAGTTACCAGTGGTGTTCTTCACGCGAACAACTTGGAACATCGGTCGGTTGCCAGTCTTTGTCTTGCCCAAGTACATGAGCATGCTGTAGGCATCTTCGCCGATTACCGGAGATTCGAGAAGCGGATGCTTGACGAGGCAACGGTTGTAGTAGTCGATATAGTCGGTATGGTTGTTCTTGTCGAGAGAAGCGAACAACGGACGAAGATTGGCATAGCTGTCGCCCACAACCTTCCAAGAGTCCTTTTCAATGCCGCTTTCGTAATGCTTGAGTCTGCTCGGTTCTGCTTGGGCAGCAGCATAGATGTGACCGTCCATGACATTCACGCAGTTGTAGATGTCGAGCACTTCCTTGTAGAAGCGGATACGGTTACTGAGGTCAGACGTACGCTTCTTGTAATCGGCGCAGAGAAGGTCGTAGATCTTCGTAATCTTCGGCAATACTGCTGGGCGAGGATTGATAGTCACCTTGGCGTCGAGAAGACTCTTCACGCCGTCGCACTCAGCCTTGAGCTTGCCGAGGAATGCGCGGATCTTGTCCATACGCCACACCACGTCGTCATGCGGATTCTTGGCATCGTTGTCCGGATTCGGAGTCCAGTCACGGATCCAGTTAACAGCTTTGATAGCGAGTTCGGGTTTAATGAGTTTTACTTTCATTGTTTGTGTCCTTTTTGTTGGTTGTGATTACGAGATCGCCAATCTTCGGATGACGTCCGCATCCCTTGTCTTCAATACAGAAGCAAAGGTTCGGATTGCGGAACTTGTACTGTTCGCACAGAGGTACAAAGAGATTGTCCGCAATCCATTTCCACTCGTCGTCCACCGAGGCAATCAGTTTCTTGAGTTCGTTGGTAAATTCTCGGATTTCCTTCAATGCGCGTGTGCAGAGACGCTTATGGAAGAAGTTAATCAAGGTACGGAGATTTCCTTTCCAGATCATCTTGGAATGCATGCCGAGCGGCAAGATATTAGCGGCATCTTCCTTCGGCTTGCCCTTGGCGAGCAAGTTCTTGTAACTCTTGGTAATTTCCGACATAGCGTGTTCGTAGTCCGGATCGTCTTGACAAGAGTTCGGAACATAATATTCAAAGCCGGATTCGTCTACATAGCGAGTTGAAGACTGGAGTCTGGTCGGTGCGCCGCCGATGTGCGTATAGAGTTCACGCATCATCCTAGCGGAGCATTCGTCGATAATGAAAATCACTTCTGGAAACTCAAGAAGACGGCCATGGTCAGCCTCAATGCACTTGATAGCGCGGTTCACGTTCTTTTTCGAATCGTTCACGTCCGAATTCCAGCAAACACCAGCCATCTTGCCCATAAAGCTGAGCGGATGCGGAGTAATCATTTCAAGCGTAATAGACATACAAGCTTCCTTTAATAGTTTGTGACAACGTACCAGACGGTCTTGTAGGCGACATAGAGCCAGTTCAAGCAGCCATGCAATATGGCCCACCACACAGAATGGTTAAACACCCACGACGTGCAGACCGCCACCACCAGTCCGACGAGCATCGTGAAGCACGAGCACGAACATGAGCATGAAGGAGATCTGCCGTTATTAGCCATACTGTATATATTTACCGTTTTGGAAAGTTATGACCCCAATATAGCAAAAATGGAGGTAATTTGCAATTCAAATTTATCTTTATTACCTTTCTACACAATATTTGGTAGTGAATTAACATAATTTACACCATATACGCACAGGATTCACTATATGTCCAAAACAAGAAAACCACTCGCCCACGTTATGGGAAAACCCACAAATGCGGAATCAAAGCAGTTCGGCAATAACATCGGTATCGCCAACTTGCTAATCCACTTCAACTTTGACCAAGCCATCGTAGCGTCCTACTTGGACGAGCTCGTCGATGCGGGATGGCTCCCAGCCAACACCAAGCAAGACAAGTTCGTCGAGAACATTGCAAAGACGGCAGAACGACTCAAGGCCCCGGTGTCCGAAGCTGGAACGGTCAAACCGCCGAAGAATCCGAAGGAACGCCTTTCTCCGGACGACGAGGACGAAGTGCGTGTTTTCGAAGAACATCCGATGTTCGACTACAGTGAAGACGAAAAGTGCGGTGCCACTGAACTTTACAAGTTCCAGATGAAGAAGACGGAGCGTACCCTCAAGAAGCTCCGCCAAGAAGCATTTATCGGAAAGAACAAGGTAAACCGCATGGCCGAGGCCGCCGCAACGGTCAAGCCAGCCAACATCCAGCTCAAGCTTGTCGATGGCGGAAAGAAGGGAAGCAACTACTGCGTCATGCCAATTTCCGACCTTCATTTCGGCGAAGTTGTTCAGCCGAACGCAACGTACGGTTACAACAAGTACAATCCGGAAATCGCCAAGAACCGCTTGGTGAAGTTGTTCGAGGAAGCTTATCGCTTCTCCACGTCGCAAGGCTGCGACAAGCTCCATATCTTGTGCCTCGGCGACATGATTTCCGGCGAAATCCACGACGAGCTTAGGGAAACGAACGCCTACACGGCTCCGAAGTGCGTCAGCGTACTCAACTCCATGCTGATCGGCCTCATCCTCCAGTACGCGAAACTGTTCAAGACAGTGACCGTCTCTTGCGTAGTGGGCAACCACTCTCGTACTGGCAAGAAGCTCCAAGCGCACAACCGCTGCATGGACAACTACGAGCACATTATCTACTCGACCATCAAGGATCGCTGCGAGGCCGAAGCAAAGAACATCACCGTGGAATTCGACGAAGAAGCACCGTTCCTGACGACACAGATCGGCAACCAGATCTGGATGCTCGAACACGGTGACCGCTACAAGGGTTCTACCGCTGCTGCTGGTGCCATCAACACGGTTCTCCGCCAGATCGGTAACGACTTGCGCCGCAACCACGCCGACGTGGCAATCATGGGCCACTGGCACACTGGCGCGGAAGGTGCAATAGACGCTCGCGAGGACGGACGCATGACGAAGGTGTACATCAATCCGAGTCTCGTCGGCCCAGACAACTTCGCGGTAACTACGCTTCACGCTTTCTATCCGGCATCATCCAACATCTTCATCACGAACGGAAACGCAATTACCGCAAAGATCGGCATTGACCTTTGCGACATCCAGGACTAATATGCTACAGATAGAAAACTTCAACCCATTTTACTTTTCCGAAGTCGAAACCATGCTCAAGGCCAAGTTCGGCAACCAGCAAGGTATGGACGGAACCATCGTCGTACTCGGTTCAAACGACTCCAACATAACTCCGGAGCAGTGGCGTCAGCAGCACCCCGGCTCTCGTTTAGTCGTGTTCAACCTTGAGCAGCTATACAAGGGAAGCCCTTGGCTTAACAACAAAGTATTGGCTTGGCTCAGAGGTGCGGACGAAGTCTGGGACTACGATGTGGAGAACATCAACTTCCTTTACGCCAACGGAATCCGTTCAAGCTATGTGCCGATGGAATACACCGAGGAACTGAAGTACACTTCCGTCTACAACGGCCCCAAGGACATCGACGTGCTGTTTTACGGCGCACCCACAGACCGCAGACTCAAGATTCTGCAATCGTGGATGGGCATGAGCCAGAAACACGCTGTGACCATGGTCGCGACTGGCATCAGCGGCAAGCTGCTCGAACACTACATCCACCGTTCCAAGATCATCCTCAATCTCCATGCGTTCGAAGGCTCGTACCGTCAAGAACAAGTGAGGATTTTCGTCCCGGTCATCAACGGATGCTGTGTAGTATCGGAGAACAGCTCTCGCAACGAGTTCTCCACGGCAATCGTCGAATCCAGCACCAAGGGAATGAACGCCACGCTGAAGAACTTGCTGAAGTCGGGCGACTGGGAAAAGGTCGGAAAGAATGCCCCAGAAACTTACAAGATTCACTGCAGCAACCGCTTCCGCAGTGGACTGAGATAAATTTAATTGTTTGATCATTGATCTCAAGGTGGCCTTCGGGCCACCTTTCTACGTTTAGATAAACTGTGTTAAAACACATTTCAAGGGTTTATATGCCAACTCCAAATCAGTTTGAACAAGTAAGTGCCGACGACATCGCTGGCGACATCGTTACCTATCTTTACAGCCAGCATCCAGGTGCATCGTACATCGGCGACAAGGAAGGACAAGACGGATCCGTAATGCTCCGTTTCGACTGGGGTAAAGAAGACCAAGCAGCCATCCAAAACGAACTCAAGGAACGCTATGGAGAACGCGTTGCGTTCACTGGCGGACAACTTAAATACGCACCGGAAATCAAGCTGAGCTTCATTCGCGTACTTCCAGTCCAGCCGCTTACCGAGGCAGTGAACAGCAACAAGGAGAAAACATCCATTACTGCGGTAGGAAAGCTGGAACTATATGTTGGCGATTTCTCTACCCAGTTCTTTGCCGAAGTATATTCCAAGGATGGATGGACGGAAGAATTAGCAATCGACCTTGCTGCGGAAATCGAAAAGCAGTTCAAGCCGGGTGAAATCGAAACGGAATACCTCTCGCCGCTGGATAACTTGAATGACGACCGTGGCGGATGCACATACCAGATCGTGCTAAATATGAACATTTCAATCAGCTTGTCCGCGCTAGACTCTCGTGTGCAAGGTGCCATGTACAAGTTCCAGAGCGTCCCAACGCTCAAATACAACGACGAAGGCGAAAACCAGATTGAGCGTCAAGTAGCAGACAACATCGACACCGCAATGATGGATCACTATGACATGATGAATGGCGACATCGGCGACTTCGAATCGGCTGGGTTTAACTACAAGATCAAGGCACTGTGCGAAAAAGCCGGAAAGCCAGCACTAGCCGAAGCAATTATCAATCTTCGCAACCTATACAAGTCACAGATGGAAGCTGGCGAGACGACTCCTCAATCCGACTGGCGTAGCGAATACGGCAATGGCGGAATAATCACTCACGAAAATTCTGCAGACGGATTATTTGCTAGGCCGAACCATCCCATCGGTTACGCAATTCTTACCAATAACACCAAGATGCTGACCAAGCTTCATGAAGGCAAGGTCAAGGCCAAAGATGCATACAACATTGTAGGATTCGAGGAAGACCTCAATCGCGAAGGCAAGTACGTCTACAACTTCGAACACGGTTATGAAAACGAATTCGAAAAGGACTGGGAACGTGTCGTCGGCGAAACCGATAACCAAGCCGCTCTCAAGCTAATGCTCCAGTTCGTTCCAGAATTCTGGCTTTGCCCAATCGACTTCTACAACGCATTCTCGGCTGGATACGACAAGACGCTCTTGGCTACATTGCTGAGAAACTATCCAGTGCCGGACGATCCGTACAACAACTACTTGCCGTGGGATGGCGTGTCGATCGAAGAAGTGCTCCAGTTCCTCGAAACCTAATAATGGTTCGAACGAATATACAAAAAGGGCTTGCTCATTGAGCAAGCCTTTTTAATTAAGTCAACCGTTAAGGTGCTTCTACCGGTTCAAGGCCAGTTCCTTTACAGAAGCGGCATACGTGACCAAAGTCATCTACGCCGGTTCCGCCACATTCACGGCAAAGGCCGTCATTCGGATCTTCTACCGTTCCGTCGCTTTCCGTATATTCGGTTTCCGTCTCGTCAAGCTCAACTTCGGAGAAGTCATAGCCTTCCTTGTCAAGTCTCCATGTATGGGAGATATGCTTGCGCATTTCTTGATAGGCAGCAGCTTCCTTGCTGTTGTCCGTAAGCGAATTCGGCTTGTAGTTCGGCACTTCGTAACGGCAGATGATTTCCTTGATTAGACGATGACGTACAATATCATCGATGCCAAGGGTAACAAATCCGATACGAGGAACGCCGCGCAGCAATCCTTGAGCGTGTACGAAGCCGGAACGGACTTTCTTCGGCAAGTCGCTCTGGTTCGGGTCGCCGCAGATCACCATCTTCGAATCCTTGCCGAGACGTGTAAGCATCATCTTCATTTGTTCGATAGTGGTGTTCT